TTACATATGTTACAAAGCTGTTACCTAGCACTTCTATTTTATGTCCTTGTTTCATTTTCTAACTCCTCAATTTCATTTTTTATATTATAAATAGATTTTTGAATGTCTTCAGTAAATACCCCATCAAAATCCTCACCCCAGACATTATATATAGCAGCTTTAATATATTTTGATTTTATATGATCTAATTCCACAGGACCATATACACCAGATTTTATCTTATGTGATGAATAAAATAACTTACCTTGTTCATTTAATTCCATATTACTTATTTGTCTTTCTAGATACCAGATAGCTTTTTCTAAATCCTGTCCAGGATTTCCTTTATCTTTATATCGCCACATATATTTAACCGCAGTTGCAATGTTAAAAGGCCAGTTTTCAATAAACTCAATACACTGAACTTTACCTTGTGCATAATACTCTGGATTTATTGGATCAGAATTTTCCATAATTAACCTCCTTAATTTACATATATTACTTTTTTCTCTTCTGTTACTTTAAATTTATCAAGTTTATATATCTTTTGTAAAGCATATTCAATGTGTTCTATAGTTCTCTCTTCCATACTTTCAATCTTTACAAAAATATGATTTTTCATTTTACCTCTTATCAATTATAATTAAGTTATATTTTTTAGCCATTTGAGACATGTTTTTAGTCCCTTTACCCCCTGGAAATAAAATAACCCTGTCCGCATACTTAGCCATATTTTCATTTCTAATAGGTCCTGCTGCTTTACTATATTTAATCCAGTCGGCTTTAAATGTTGTAACTGGTATTTCGGATATTTCACGCCCGAAGAATTTACCACACTCATCAACGCCGCTTGCACCGCCATTAACAACCTCTGTGATTTTTGGGTTTAAATAGACTAAGAATTTATAATCATCTGGTTTTAGCCAGTAATCTCTGCCACCTGCGATAATAGTTTTCATATCGCGAAATATATTATTAAAAACAATGCCCCAAACAAAACTAGGATGCCTACCAATATATACATAAGACATCCGGAGGCTTCATCTAATGACTTTTTTGCTATGCCTCTTATTTCTTTATCTATCATGTTATCCACCATATCCCTATTGTTACTAGAATTATTAGTATAGCTATAATTATTAACTGTATTGTCATTTTTAAATTCATAGTTGCTCCTTTGTTTAATCTGGAAATTTACTACTATTATTAATTCCCCATTCTCTCATATCTTTAGCACATTCACGAGCTTTAAATACTTTAGAAGGATCACAATTAACTAATTCAGCAAAACTAGCCCAAGCTTCAATTAATATTGGAGATAGTTTATCTTGTGCCCTTAATACAAATATCGGCTCATTTTCTTCAGCTTTATTTAAGCATGAATTAGGGTTTGCAATTTCAAGTTTTTTTAATCCCATTTTTACTCCTCTATTAGTGCGTGTAATTTTTTTAGTTCGCCTTGAATAAGTGTTTCAGATATAGACATGTAGGGTGCAGGTGCCCAAAGTAATTCGGTTTTTGCCTGTTCGTCTACCATTTTTTTTATCTTGTCTAATTTATCATGTAGTTCAACCATACTATCATATAAATCTTTTATAAAAAGAGAGGTTAGCTCCTGTTCTCCAGCGACTGAAAAAGCTTCTGGATCTTCACTCTCAGCTTTACAGATCCATTCTTTTTGTAATTCTCTTAAACTCAGCATTTAAAACCCCGATTCCATTTAATAATTGCTTCACTTTTAATATCACTCTCTGGTCCTTGCGCTTTACAAGTAAGACAAATAACATAACTTCCGATATGTTGTAAAGTGTAAACCTGTAATCCATCTACTAACCGATTTTCTTTACAAAAAGGACACGGTTTTAATTTAGATTGGAATAATTTTGTCATTCAAAACCCACTGTCTTATATACAATCTCACCTATTTTTAATAAAGCTAATTGTTCTTTAGTAATCTCTACTGTTGTTGAATCCCCTATACCATAAGACCCAAATGTCCATTGCTTGTATGGCTCATAGGCATTCATATATTCTTTTATATACATATAATTTTGAAAACAATCTCCACTATGTTTTATACATAAGAATAAATCTCCTTTTTTTAATCTGCCTTCTAAAAAACAGTCTCCTATTCTTACGGTTTTTGGATCGGTTATTCTCCAAAGTTTTCCTACAAGACCATCAATACGGTGCTCACCTCTTCCACAAGGAGAAGTCTGAACAAATGTATGATCACCATAAAATTCTTGTTCAATTTCTTTAAATACATTTTTTATATTTTTCATATAATTAAAACCTCCATACATATTTAACACCACGGCCGTCAATAAAAAAGCCTTTAAGTAAGCCTATAGAAAATACTTCAGCACCTAATAATTTTAGATCATAATCATCTCGTCTAAAACCGTATCCGTAAGTTATTATTCCAGAGATCATTAGGCTCCAACTAGAGTTTGAGGGTTTGGAGAAACTATCCCCAGTCAATAGTATGACTGTCAAAATGAGAACAACCAGGTTTTTCAATTTTAACCCCCTCTATTATTAATGCTGTAACTTGTCTAATCATTACATTTTCACGGTCTACATTATCGAAGTCACTCCATTGTGTTAATATTACTATAGACCTTTCTTGCAGGAATCCTAGAATCTTAGATGTTTTATTCCAGTTATTAATTAATATAGTTCCTATTTCAGGCTTCATTTGTTTAACTTCTTTGGTTTTAATAGGTATGTTTTTTACGTCTCCAATATTAATTGGTATATCAGAGGGTTGTGTTACAATAGAACTCAAGATATTATCAGAACCCATAGTATAGATAGGTAAAGAGAAAGCCCTGCATATATTTTTAAAGTCTTCGGAAACAGGTGAGCCGGTTAAGCTGTGTTCGTTATATGAAATAAACCAGGAATTTAAAATCTCTTGATTCACATAATCTATATCATAAATTACAGATAAGGTATACTTTTGTAATGTAGTTATATCTTCTATTTTCATTTTTTCTCCTTGTTGTAAACAGCCGAAACGCTTTTTCTAACAGCTTCAATATAGTTTAAACTTACAATTTTAGTATCTTCTTGTCCCTTTCTATAATTTATCCAGACTTCTTTTTGTAAACCTCTAGGAACCATTTCCCAGTGTTTCAAACACATATGAAATTTAGGCAGTATTTCTACTTGACAACCTACTGCATGACATACATGCTTCACTTTATAACTCCAATATTGCGAAATATAATATCAAACTTACCGGTTTCGAAGTTCTTTTTTATTTGCTTAACCTGATCTCTGTTCAATACATCATTTTCATTATCAAATATCGGGTGTCTGGGGTTCATTATGTATATTAGTGTTGCATAAATCTCATTTTTTACAGCTATATTCTGCCACCCTTCCTTTAATTTAATGTAATCTTTTACTAACTGATATTTATCAATCTGGTATAACTTTTGTTCCAGTGCGTTCATGCGAACTTCATTTACTTTATTGTTATTCATAATGATTCCTTTATTCGATATATTAGTAAAAATATTAACCCCAACGCCAATAAAGTTATATAAGTTTGAAGAATATAATATTCTGTATTTGGTACAGGTGATCCTTTGGATATTACTTTTGATAATTTTCTTTCAAAATCTACTAGTAAAGTACATAAGACTGCTAAAATTAAAATAGCTCCTATAAATACACTTAGTTCTTTACTTTCCAACATAACTGCCCTCTTCTATAACTTTAAACCGGCCCGCTGGAACTAAAATACAATCTACTTCAGTTATTCCGATGGGCGTTTCCTGGTGATGGATTATTACGATACATACACTGGAAAGTGTATCAACTATATATTCTAAATGATATTTGGGTTTAGTGATTTTTATCTCTTCAGATTTTCGAAAAAATAAAGTAATAACTATGATAATAAGTATACCTACAGCCGTTAACCATATACCTTTTTCTAAAGTTTGATTCACATTAACCTCTCATGTTTTGAAACTTGCTCAACTATATACTCCTGGTCTAGCTTAATCATTACTCTTCTAAACGAACTCAAAAGTTTTACTCTAAATTTGTATTGAACGTAATTTGGCTGGCTATGGGTGTCTACTAAATTATCTAAGTTTTGAAAAAATGCGTGTACTGCAATTACTTCAATTAATCTTGCAAACCGGGCGTACCCTGCAATTGTAACCATTCTATCTTCAGGGTTATATTTTAGTACTACTGTCTCGTCATCTAGTGAGATTTTATATTTTTCTATCATGATTTTAATTCCTTTTCCAGTGTGTTGCACGCGTCCCTTATAATTTCTATGTTCCCCAGTGCTAATTTTTTATGAATTTGTACACCTTCAAAACTTGCTAAATTATCGATAGTATCTAAACAAGTTTCCAGTTCATTCACAAAAAATTTTAAGTGGGTTATTTCTTTGTGGGACTGAATCATTATTGATTTTCTCCCACATAGGTTTCTATTGCGTAGAGAAGGTTTTGATATATAGTAGTTTCAATATTTGATTCTATAATATCGTCATCTACTATTGCTTTTTTTAGGATGATCAATAATGCGTCTGCTTCATCTTCTGTTAATTGTAAACGCACCCAGTTCATCATCTCAAATCCTCCGGGACCTTATTCAAAGCTTGAATCGTTTGGTTTAAAACCTCGAATATCCCTTTTGTGTCGACTAAAGTATAATGCATAATAGCCCAATTTACCTGACTTTTTAAAGCAGCATATTTCTTTTCAATTGTTGTGCAATCAGCGAAAAGTTGTTCTGGTAAAATTTCGCTCATGTCAAACTCTCCGGTACCTTGCCGTCTTTAGTAAGAGGTTTCCATTCTTCAATTGGAAATCCATTTCCAATATCAAATTCATCATGACTATTATGAATTAATAATTTCCCATCTTGGCCAAATTTTCCAGTAGAAATTTTTGGATACCAACTTTTATGGCTTGGGTATTTAACCATCACCACCGTACCATTTGGGGGAGCCTCTCTATGTTTATAATGTAAGTTATATCTTTCTGCTTCAGCTATTAAATTGTTTGGCATTTCTGATTTTCTGAAGGGGCTTAAAATCATTAAAATTATAGATTCCAAAGCTTCAATTTTCATCTGTTTTGTAACCATTATCTCACCCTCATAGGTACGTGACATCTAGGGCACGGTTTCCAGCCCGCGCCTAGCTTTTTAATAAAGACGTTGCCTTTTTTAGCTTTTCCGGTTTCATCTGTGAATACTGTAGTATAATTTTTATGACCTATACGAAACTGAACTCCACAATAATCTTCGTATAGAGAATCCTGATGAGTGCCTACACACAGGGCTAACTCACCCTGGTCTGTCTGGTAATATTCGTCAACTTTAAATTTAAGCATTTTTGAGTCCTTTTAGTGTAAGTCGTATTGCCAATTATGCATTCGATCACAGCGTGCACATGTATACTCTCCAAATTTAGATCGGTGATTTTCATGAGCCCCTGTCTCTAACCAGTCATGGCCTCTTAAAAAACAGTAAACTTTTATTAAAAATTTAATCATCTTAATTCACTCCCCGAACCCAGTAACCGGGTAGTTCCGGGGTCTTGTCTACATTGTTTAAGGCGTTGTAAAAGGTGTTAATTTCATTCGCCGCATAAGTATTTTTGTCAGTGATTGCAGCGTTATACATGGCTTTCCAGCTTTCCAGCGGGTTTTCAGGGACTACCCAACAGTCGTTAATCTCTTCGTACTCGTTATCTAACTTAGATCCGGGATTTTTTACGGCCAACTCCCCTAAGTAATCCCAGGCTTCTTCAATTGTGTACTCTATACCTTCGATTGTGATTTTCGTTTCCATTTCGTTTCCTTTTGTTAACTCATCCATATTCTTATAATACTACAAAATAATACGTTTGTCAACAAAATAATTAATTATTTTTAATCCTTTCGAGTAATCTTGGGAAAGGTTCAGTTCTCCAGTCCCAAATATGAAACCATTTCTCCGCGGTGTATTTTTCAGGATTAAAATAAATTGAGATCATGCAGTCTTTTGGATAAACGTCCTTACAGCCTTTAAATTTTAGGCGACCTTTTAGAGCTACCATGACAGCTTTTTCGTAAACCCAATCATAAACCCAATTTGCAGAACATAATGGTGTCAACATAACAGTTTGAGCACCTAATAAGCTTTCAATATAGCACTGTTGAGCCCATCCATGACTTATTTCCTTAAATGGTGGGTTTAGCCAGTTCCATTTTTTCTTAGGCCAGTCACGGACTAAAGCCCCGTCCCCATCATTCTCTGGAGAAAAAAAGTTCAGACATTTTTTATTTCCAGCGTGGGCGGCTAAATCGAATTGAAAATTAAAACGGTTACTTATAATTTTAAAGAAATCATCAGGAGTTTCGTAATCCTGTTTTGTTTGATTTTTATCCCGTGGTCTGGTTGCGTTGGGTTTAGATACCATTACGCGTTCTCCAGCGGGCACCAATCGGGGATTTTGGTGGAATTTGGAATGGGCGTTAATTTAAGATTACACAAATCCGGGTTCAAAGGAAATGGGTCCGTTCGCATATACGGACAATGCTCACAATCCTCAATTACTTCGGGTAGGGTTTTAGACATCATTCACCCCCACATTTATGGATAGGATCTAAATTTTCTATTTTTGCTCTGACTTCCTCTAATTGTCTGGCCGGTCCGTAAATCAAAAAGAAATCCCCATTCAAACTGTCAATTTTATCTAACAATTTTTTTTCTTTAGCCTTTAATTCTTCTATTCCCATGATTTAATCCTTTGTGCATAGGTGGATAGATTTCCATCCTTTTGGGGTTACACGATAAATAACATCATCTCCCATCCAACTTGGTGGAGTATGTTTAGTAGCATAACCGCCTTTTACAAGCTTCTCAAACTCCTCAGAATCTTTACATCCAAGGTCTGTCCCAAACCAATTTCGATCACTTTTATCGTTAGCTCCTAAAGCATGCTTCATTAAACCCTGTTGGAATTCAGTTATTTCCATTCTTTATTTCTCGAAGCCATTCTAAATAGGTACAACCGGCATGGTGGTTAAAGTTAGGTTTCATAATTTCCCCAGCTTAGGAACTCCTATCATGCCGTCCGGAGGCTCCTGGTCTTTCTGTCTTTTTAGAATTGTTTTTTTATAATACTCAGCTATCATCATACTGAAATTAGCTATATCCGCACATTCCCCTATTATATCGATATCGTCTCTTCCGTTATATTCAAGGACCTCAACGACTTCAGCTTTAACCAAATGTTTAAATTTCTTAGAGTGTTTGATTGCTGCCACCTTTATTTTAAAGAAATCTTCAGTATGAGAATTTTTCTTCCATGAACAATTTTCACAATTCGCAAAACTTCCATTTTTAAGTAATTTTATTTTCATCATTCACCCCCATAGTTATACAATTGTAAATTTCATTTTCAAACCATTTTTAATTGGGCATGTTTTTGGTGGTTCTATCGTTGTTAAGCCATAATTGCAAGTTCCCCCGCCAATAGGGCACTCAATGCTTTCAGGATAGATATCTCGTTTAATTGCTTGTATAATTGGGCAATATTCCCATTCATGAGCTTCTAACCCCTCTCCTTGTTTATATATTTCTACACGGATTTTTTTTATTTTACTCATTTATCACTCCCACATTTATGGATAGGATTGGTACAACCGGGATGATGAGCCACTGCACTAATGTAAACTTGATTCCAAAAAATAAATTTACACCCTTCAACTTCAACAGTACTGTATGGAATATTTTTTAATTTTTCGTCTAACCTTTTCTTATACTTCTCCTCATTCGGTGAGCAAAATATCAAGGCTAGGAAAAGTGGTAGGTAGTTCATGATTTTTTATCCTTTATTGTGGTACATCTAACTGAATCACTGTCTAATTCAAACATAGGATCATCGATGGGGTAACTGCCTCTCAAAAGCCTAACACTCCGGGCGATGTATTTCCTCATTTCTAGAATACTTACACCTTCAGGCATTTCTAAAGTTACTTTAAATGAGGTTTTTAATTTTAATTTATTTCTGTATTTTTCCTTACGATATTCCGACCATTTTTCTTTAGTTTTATTCAGGTATTTTCTACTATACTGTCTCATCTTTTCAGGATTTTTTATTCTCCATTTATTTATACTGTTTTTAATGCTTTTATTTTTCCCTTCTTGGCATTTTGTCTTATTACAGTACTTAGTTCTGAAATGTCCTGAATATATTTTATTACATATGATACATGTATATTTCATTACACAGTTCTCCTCACACGGCTAAACTTTTTATCATCGATAGCGGTTTGGACTGCCAACTCCCAGTCCTCGTTACTCAGGTTATATTTTTCTAGATCCACTGGGTCACCATACCCGAATTTTAGGAAGGCTTTCAGTTCTTCTTTGGTGTGCTCAGAGATACAGTATAGAGCGAACGCGAAACCGTTTAGTGATAGTGTCATTTATTTAATTTCCTTTAAGCCATCTAAAATTAGTTTACGTCTAGAAATTTCGGCTAAAAGTATTTGCAATTGATCCTGTAGAAGTTCTTTATGAATGTCGGGTTTATTATCTATTAAAGAATTTAAAGCTTCTTGTTTAGCATAACATACAGCTAATTCGCATGAAAAAATACTTATAAGCATTTCTATTTCTATTGGTTTGTTCATAATTATATACTTGCTATTCGAACCGGTTACCTAAGCTAGTTGCGACTATAAATTCACTTACCATTAATTCAGCGGTTAACTTCCTTACTGCTGGATTACAAGTTACAAAAGAAAAATATAGGTTGGCTCCCGCTAAGGTTACGTGCTTAAGTCCTTTAACGGCTGTGTCTGAGTTAAACTTTCCCTTATCTAATAGCTTCTGGTAATTCTTAAGTAAGGGGAAAGTTAAGGTATTATATAGTGTGTTATCGTTATCGATAAAAATCTTTAGGTCTTCTGCTAAGTCTAAGTCAGTCATTATTTTTTCCCTAGTTCACTGTTTATTGCATATTCTAATTCTATTCTTAAGTCTAACAAGCAAGTAATACCTTCAGGGTATACTATAAAGGTTCTTACATTATCATAACTAAAAATTTTTATTTCTCTAATAATTAAGCAGTTATTAATAATTACTTTTGCAATAGCTTTTAAAGGTTTAGCACTTTGAAGTTTTTCTTGATCATTAGGATAATAAATAGTTAAGTCTGTAATAGTTAAGTTCTCTGATAATTCTTTAGGTAAGCTTAAGTCAGTCATTTTTATTTCCTTACGTTATCCATATTCTAAGTATAACTCCTTTTACATAAGAATGCAAGTAAAACTTATTATTTTTTATTTTATTGTATTATTGGGGGCAGGGATTTGGATTAGTTTGAGGATGTTGGGTTTAGGTGCTGTGAGACTAACAGAAGTGGCTAAATAAGGGCGAAATAATTGGGTAAGGGTACTTTGGCCGTCTAAAATAACTTGGCTTTAAATGGCTGTTTCCGTGTCGCTGGAGAAAGGTACTGGTTTTGTAAAAAGTGGTTTTGATGTATCGACCCGGAGGTCCTATTTTATCAAGAGCGCCGCCTTATTGGAAAATGTGAAATCTTACGAGCCCCTATTTTATCGACTGTTAAATAAATTTTGTATTAAAATGTAGGTTTTTTACACTGCCTAAGGGTTGATAGTAGATGGTTATTTAAACATATCGTAGACTATAGATTTTTTTTTAATATATATATGTATAATGTAATATAGTACTGTAAGCTTAGAGGTCGTAATGAACCTTACGTGCGACATTGCAGCATCGCAAAAAAACTGCAAAAAAATAAATTATCTTTACAATTGACAATTGGAGAAGAATAATGTAGATTAAAAATATATGATTAGAAAAAAATACACGCCTACTAAAGAAACGCTAAAACAGGCATGGGCATTGAGGGAAGCAGGATTGTCGATTTCAGAAATCCTAAAAGATTTGAAAATTACGAAAAGTCAATATAACAGCAAGAAATTAATGTTTAAAAATTTCTTCTCAAGAAAACGAGTTGAATCTCAGAACGATTATCTGCTTAAAAATGTCTTACAGCCCGACAATTTAGCAAGACCGTTCAAAAAAAATAATTTAGGTAACGAAAAAAAACACGTTCGAGGAAAGCAAATGGAGCTTACAGATATGAATTTAACTGCCTTACGAGCTTACGTGCTTACAGGATGGACTAAGGATAAGATTGCTAAGGTCTTAGGGATTTCGACACAAACCTTACGTAAGTATGCTAATACCTTTCCTATAATTAAGGAAATCCTCGATACTGAGCTAGAAAAGGCAACTTCTCAGGTTATTGAGTCCTTACTTAAGGTCTCTAACGGTTACAGAGTTAAGGCTCGTTACTTTGCAGTGAATGACGGTAAGATTATAAGCGAAGAATATATGAAACATATTGGCCCCAGTGTAAGCGGCCAAAAATATTGGTTAACTAACACAGAACAATGGCGTAACGAGCCCAACGCTTCTTCGGTTAATAATAAAGGATCTATACTTAAGGCTTTGGATCATATGAATTTAGATGAGGAAGTCGAAGATGAGTAAACTTTTCACTAAGATGACTAGTATACATATTTGTAATATTTGTGATAGTAACTTAAGTACAGGTGAACACTCTAAGTATTGTCCTAATTTAGGTTACCCTTTAAAGTGTCGTAAATGTTATGCATATATGCCTTATACTTTACATTTTGTTGTTAACACAAGCAGGTATTCTTTCTTAACTATCATAGATGATGAAAGAGAGTCTTCATTTACCGTGATAGAAACAAACATTTGTAAAAAATGTGCTGAAACAACTACACAAGAAGAGCTAAGTAAAATTCTTAAGGATGACGAAGATGACTAAATGTTTAATTAAAATTAAAGATAAATACTTTGAGTGGTCCACTGTTAGTGATTCCCCTATTACCTATGGAATGTCTAAAACTGAGCTTAGAGATCATATAAAAGAAGAATATGGGAATGATGGTATAGATGCCCTTCCTAAAAGGTTAAAAAGAATTTCAATAAATGGTACGTCTGCTATTGGGGAGACATTATCTGAAACAACTTCTGTAAATAGAGCAGGAGAGTCCGAAACTTGTATCACTATACAACAGATCTATGACAGATATAAAATTAAAAAAGAGGATGTATAGATGAAATTTGGATTTAGTAAAATTGTAAAACCAACAGGGCTAACTATTGAGGACCGGCTTGTTAGTGAGTCTATAGATAGCTTACACAAAAAAGAATCCGAAGTTTTCGAATCTGCTTTAAGGACAACAGCAGAACCGGTAATAAAAGGACCAATAACTAGATCGAAGATAAAATGGAGAGGTATACGTATAATTAAGCAGTTCCCTTACTGTTGGCTTGAACAGAGAGGCAAAAGGATAAGTGAGAAAATAAACGGAGTTTTAGACTGTGGAATAGATTATGATACAAAGATACACAATTAAAGATGGAAAACTAACCGAGTCTGAAACCGGCGAGTTAGTATTACATAAGGATTATGGAGTTGTAATGGAAATCGAAAGTCAGGATAAGGAAATTGAAGAGTTACATAAGGAAGTAGGTAAAGATGACTAAAAGTTTAGAAAAATATTTTTATCCTTACGATTCTAAAGATATAATAGTGCCGACAGAAGGTGATGTTAAGTTACATAAGGAATGGTTAAGCTGGAAAAAAGCTTTAAACAACTTAACTAAGGATGAAAAACGTAGGCTTATTAACTTAGGGTTACTATGCTAAAGAATATAATTAAATCAATACTTACTAAGCATTACGGTGTTTATGGTATGTTAAAACCACCATGTAACGGTTCCTTTTTCCAGCGTATGTGGTATAAGCTAACTAATAGCTTATATACATGGTCCGGTATACCTAAGCAATGGGAGGAATGGATAGGTGATTGGGAAGGTCCTATAATTACAAGGGAGTTTTTGGAAAGGAATGGTCTTTTAAAATCGTCTAGTATTTACTGGGAAGATGTTATGGATAAGACTCCAAGGCACGGTATTTAGTTATGATAAGAAAATTAATAAAAGCTTTAGGTTATAATATCAGGAATGATATAGATATGACTATAGTAAAAACAAAGGTTAAGAATCTTATTTACATATTACTTAGATTACTTAGGTCAGTATAGTTATGACTAACGAAGAGATTAAACAAAAGTGTCTTGAATATGATAAGGAGAAAGGTACTTGGCCAGAAAGTGAACACGAAGGTATGAGTTTATATTATTATATAGTTACAGGTGAGATGGATCATAGTGACAGTTCTATGGAAAAGAAATGGGCAGATTGGGAAAAGGAATTAAATGAAACCTAAAGACTTTACAGTAGACGTTAACTGTCCAGAGTGTAACTTTGAAATGTCTTTACCGTTTGAGTTTGTAAACACTGGTTGTAGTGTTACTATAGATTATGTATATAACCCTTGGGGTTACTGTACCATTTGTAATGAAAAAGTTAATGTATTTATGAGTAAAGGTGGTATTAATGGATGAGAAGTGTGAAACCTGTTATTACTTAGGTGAGGCTGAATATAACCCGGGTAGGGGAGCAATGGAGGCTAAGTGTTATAGATATCCAAAGGCACAGCCGGTACCTCCTGGTTATGGTTGTGGTGAATGGAAGGACGGTAATAAGGAGAAACCTCACTTATGATTAAACGTACTCTTACACCTACTACAGCACATTATGATTTTGGGAAAGGTATATACGAAAATGAAAAGACTCCAGATAATCCAAGAGTTAATACTAGTCTTGTTGGTAAGGTAGAAAATGAACAATGGATAACTAGATTAAAGAAGTTGGAAGCTAACCAGCTTGAGATTTTAAAGATTTTAGAGAAGTATACACCGTATGCTAGGTTAATTATTGAGGATATGATAAGGAATATTAAATGAAAGATTTTGATTTTAGTATAGGTAATAGAGTTAAGATACCTGACTTAGAAACAAACGGAGTGGTAATAAGTATCTGGATTACAGCTAAGGGAGTAAAGTATGAGGTTAGGTATTTCGCTAATTCAGAACCTAAAGAAGTTTATTTTTATTCAGAAGAACTTAAATTAATAGATTACTTATGACTAATGACCCACAGAAAATATTTAACTTTATTAAGGCTCATCCAATAGGGCCACATTTTAATCCTGTAAGAAGTGTGATAAATAACACTACTGATTTTATTGTAGAAATTGTATTTCCAGAGACTGAACATAAACCTTTAAGTATATCATTCGATTGTAGTATAGATTCATTAGATTGGTGTGATTCTTTTTTTACTTTCTTAACTCTTAATTATGAAAGGATGTGTGGTACTAATGCTTAAATTAAAAGATTCTGAGTTAGGTTATAATTGGGAAATGTTAACTGAATTAGGCCACAATTCTGCTTTTAGAATTAACTTTACATTGATATAATGGAAGCAATAGTCGAAGAACCACTGCCCTTTAAACCTTTTAAGGAACAGAAGGATTCCTATAGGAAGGCTAAAGCCCGCCTCAATATATGGCACGGACCAGTCAGGTCAGGTAAGACGGTCGGGTCTATTAATCCCTGGATTAAGTTCATAGGTACAGCACCTCCGGGGGTCCTCATAATGACCGGCAAGACCAACGCCACATTATATCGTAACGTCATAAGAGTAATGGAGGGGTTCCTGGGTGATGAGATGTGGTACGGTATGAGTGAGGATAGCCGTTTAGTCAGGTTATGGGGTAGGGAGATATTCTGTTTTGGTGCTAACGATGAACGGGCAGAACAGAAGATTAGAGGTTTAACTGTTGCAGGGGCTTACGGTGATGAGGTTACTTTATGGCCTGAGTCTTATTTCTCTATGATGTTATCTAGAATGTCAGTTCCAGGGGCTAAGGCTTTTTTAACTACAAACGCAGATCACCCTCAACACTGGTTAAAAGAACATTACTTAGATAGGATAGACGATTTAGACATGTTAGACTTTACCTGGCCTATCGATGCTAACACTACCTTAGACCCGGACTTCTTACGTAACATTAAAAAGGAATATGTAGGTCTCTGGTATAGAAGGTTTATAATGGGTGAGTGGTGTATTGCAGAGGGTGCAGTGTACGATTTTTTTGATGAGAAGATACATACCGGTAGGAGGTTTCCTAATCCAGTGTATCACTTAGCTAGTATAGATTACGGTACTAACAACCCGTTTACATTCGGTTTATACGGTGTTAATAGGGACGCAGTACCTAAGATCTGGTTAATAGATGAGTATTATTGGGACTCTAAGAAGAAAGGTAGGCAGAAAACAGATAGTGAATATTCACAAGATATTAAGGAGTTCTTAGATAAGAAAAAAATAAAACCTCGTAAGATATATATAGATCCATCCGCAGCTAGTTTTGAGTTACAATTAAACCGGGATGGGTTTTACGGTGTTGTACATGCTGATAATGATGTACTTCCAGGGATACGGACCATGTCTCAAATGCTAAAGAATGGTGAGTATATGTGGAACCGAAGATGTACCAATACAACTACCGAGGCTTACTCTTATTCATGGGATGAAAAGGCTAGTGCTAAGCTTGGTGAGGATAAGGTTATAAAGTTACATGACCATTGTATGGATAGAGATAGATACATGTTACATAGTGAGTTCGGACAGGATCAATTGGATTACTCTAGGTTTAATAAGGTGTGATTATGGATAATCAACACAGAAAAATAAAAGGGTACCGGAAATTAACCCAGGAAGAGTCTGTAGATGATCTTGCATGGGATTCAATGGTGATAAATTACGAAGAATGGAATTCTGTAAGTATTGATGATATACTAAAGAGTTATTCAGATAAAAAAGATGTAGGTAACTATGAAAGATAAATTACCCAAAAATGATATATACCCTGTGCTTTTAAATACTTATGTAAATATAAAAGAGGTAGGTGAGGTAGAAAATATTAGATTTTTAAAGTTTGGACTTTTAAATAACAATACAGTAGCTATCATAAGAAGAGAAAATGGTGATATCGAACTTATTGATCCAAGAAAGTTAAATATGCACTGTTTCGAAGGTAGTTTTACAGAACAAGAGAGGTAATTATGTATAATAAATGTGGAGTTAATAATGAACCACCAACACCTAACCAAGATATTAAGACAGTAGGTACCATGGTATATAAGAGTTTTTCTAATATACCATGTGTAGATTTTGAACCTGAGTTTACACAAGTAGGAGATTGTATAAACTTAGGTGGTATTTTATTTTTTGATAAAAAAACAAGAAAAGAATGGAATTTAAATAACCCCGGTAATTTATAGATGTAATTATGGAAGATAAAACATACACAAGAGGATTTAATCCAGATGACATAGTGATAAAGGTAGGTAAGACTGTTCTGGATTGGAAAAATGAAACTTTATCTGAGGCAATGAATAGAGAGCTTAAAAGGATAGAGGATGAAGAGATAAAAAATGAATAACTTAGAGTTCGATATATTAAAAGTAATAGCTTTAAGGTACCCTTATTCCTATGAACAAATAAAGTTATTATATAATAGGTTACATTCGTATGATGAATTAATTTTTGCTATTGAATTAAGTATTGTAACTGCAATGGATTTAAACAGTGTTAAGGTTGGTGATACAGAATCATGAAAAGACAACCTAGTACAGTTAAAAAGATACGTGAGGATTTACTTAGTGGGTTAAAATCACATGGATGTACCAAAATAAAGTTAAAAGAAGTGTTCATCTCAGATTTTGTGTATGAGATTAACTATGAAGCATTTCTTCCAGGAAAAATTCATCAAATAACAATACAAAACTCCTTAAAAAATAATGACTAAAATAAGACAACCTAGTAAATTAATACCGTTATCTGAAATACTGGATAAAGAGACGGTGGCATATAAAAAAGCCATTGAATCCATTAGGAAATGTGGTAAGACAATGCAGGATTTAAAGATACCTGCCGAAAAAGCTTCAAAAGCTTTAAATGATTATTACAATGCCGTTGGAAATAAGGATACTTATGACTAAAGAGAAGGGAAGACAAATAGTTACTGCAATGGAAAGAACAATGACTGAATTACGAGAACTTGGTGTAGACGTTCTTAAAGTAATATTTGATCCAACTCAGAATGAGAGTATACTTGATGACGGGTTAATGTTGACTGTAACATCAAGAGAAAACGGAAGAGTACATGACATGTATATAAGAGGAATTTCATATTAAAATTATTATGACTAGAGAAAAAGGAAGATGTATAGTAGCAGCAATGTTTTATTTAAAAGAACTGTTAATAGAAGAAGGATATATGGATATGGAATTACAATACAGCCCCAAAAACAACATTGATGTATCTACTGGGTTTTTTAATATTGATGTTACAGGTGTTGATAAAACTATGGTTATAGCTTTGGTGATTGAAAATGATTAACTTAGTTTGTAAGGCAGTACTTGTAGTAGTATTCTTTTGGATTACGACTGTTATGGGTAATAGAGAATCGAATTTTAATGATTATTTATTTTTATTAGTATGCTCTCCTTTTTTATACTTACCTGCTGCATACTTATTATTCATGTCTTCCCAGAGTAACCAATTAAAACGTTTTGAATATGAACAAAATAAAATACAGGAAATAAAATAATGCCAGTAAATAGAATAAAAAATACGATTGACTTACTACATGTTGGTTCGAATGGGTCAACTAATATACGTACTGATGGATGGTCTAATGTATTCAGTAGACAAGGTATACAAGGTAAGGATAGGTATGTAGACGATACTTTTATAGCCGATAGATCCTTTACTGAAACTACATTAGATTCTATATATAGATCAGCAGGTTTTGGAAAAAGGATTATAGACTTACCTAATGAAGCCATGGTTCGGGATTGGTTTAGAGTAACCTCCGATACTGATGAAGATGTAAATGCCTATCTAATGGGGATTAAGGCCAAACCTGCCATACTAACAGGTTTAAAATGGGCTGATATATTTGGAGGCTCTGTTGTACTTGTAGGTGCAGATGATGGAGCCCAGTTTTTAGAGGAGCCATTAAATGAAGATAATATACGGTCAATAGAATTTTTACGTCCATACGACAGATTTCAAGTTACCTGGAATACTGTAGATTTATTTACAGATCCTAAAGATCCTAGATTTGGAACACCTGAATTTTTCAAGATAACACCTAGCAGAATGACGGAGTTTAGAGTGCATGTATCTAGGTTGTTATTTTTTGAAGGTGAAGCAGTTTCCGATAGGCGGCGTGAAATAAACAATGGTTGGGGTGACTCAAAATACCAATCAACGTTTAGACAATTATCAGATTTAGGTGGTGTTCATCATGCGACTAGACAGATAGTAGAGGATTTTGTTCAGACTATTATACAAATTGATAATCTTCAAGATTTATTATTGAATGGTCAGGAACAGTTAATAAAAGATAGAATAAATCTTATGGATTTATCCAGACATGTACTAAACGCTGTTGTATTAGATACAAAGGAACAATATTCAAAACAAGCTTCATCTATTGCAGGGGTGAGTGATGTTATTAAAGATTTTGGAATGGCTCTAGCAGCGGTTACATCGATACCTTTTTCCTTATTGATGGGAAGAACCCCGGCTGGATTAAATTCAGCAGGTGAAGGTGAAGAGGACCAGTGGTTTAACCATGTTAGTGATTTACAAGAGTCCAAACTACTAACACCGATGACACGACTGGTAGAGTTGGTCGAACTAACACAAGACGCTGAAGTACAATTAGAGGAGGGCTGGAAAATCGAGTTTAATCCATTGACTACACCAGATCCTAAAACAGTAGCTGAAACCAGAAAAATAATAGCTGACACTGACGCTGTATATGTATCTAATAATATATTACTACCTGAAGAAGTTAGAGAATCCAGATTCGGGGGTACGGATTTTTCTCCAGAGACTGCAATTGAAGCCGCGAACACTGCAAGGTTGTTAGAAGGTGAGGAAGCGCCAGAACCAGGTACTCAAAACGAGGATGCCTTTGTATTTTTACAAACATCAATAAAAAATAGACATGATCATATAGTGTTCGAACTAGATGAGGACGGCAATGGTGTAACTGATGTAGGTGGAGAAGATAACCATACCCATAGTGTTGTAGGAGGTATTATAGGGGTAGGTGGTACAGATTCACCTCATATACATATACTATTAGGATTTGAAAAACAGTTTTTTGAAAACGATAGTAGTCACCCAGTAAGGAGAAAAAAGAAAAAGAAAACCAGAAAAAGGAAAAGAATATTACCAAGATTACGATAACCAACGAAGGGATGAATTATGAGTGAATATAGAGTTTATTATGATGCCTATAAAATGGTACTTAAAGATTGGGAAAGTAAATCTGTTACTGATTTAGAACTTAAAACTAAACATTTACAATGGTGTGTTTCTGAATTAACAAAAATGATTGAAGAAATACTACCTGAAATTGCACAAGTAAACAATATGAGTGAAGCTTATAAAGGTGTAATTGATAATCATAAGGGTATGATAGATGAATTGACTAAGAAAAATAAAGAGTACGAGTATATACATAAGATATCGAAGGCGGATATGATTGAAGGAAGTTTTGATCACTTAGTTAAAACAGTAAAAGAAAATGATGAACTAGCTATGAGACTAGGACAAGATTCTACTACACCTACATATAGGGCTAAAGAAATAAGTAAATACATTACTATGTTAAATAAAGAAATGAATCAACTATATAAGGAAAATACAAATTCAGGTAAAATTATTGATTCTCTTAGAAAAACCGCTGAAGAAAAAAGATTAATTATTAATGAGTATAAGGATATACATAGAACACATGTTGGCCAGATTAATGATCTTAAAGAAGAAGTAGATCTTTTAGCCCAGCATGATAAAACTATAGAGTCTGAAGATTGGGAAAAAGAAAAAGCATTAATGTATATTGAGAATGAAAAATTAAAAACTGAAGTTTTAGTCTTAAAAAAAGGTGACCCAGAAACTGAAGTAACTTATTTAAGACGTATAGTGGAGAACGCTTCAAAATGTATAAAAGAGTAGAGGGCACTAACTTCGTTATCTGTATTACCCTTGCAACTTGTATAGGTCTTATAGTCGGCAGTTTTTGGATGTATTATGTATTGAATAAGGTATGCGGGTAATATGATGGTATCAAGAGTAACAACAAGAGATATAGATTATAACGAGTATAACTCTGACTTATATACTTCAAAACAAGATGAATCTGACAGCATAGCTAGACATTATGAGAATGATTCACTAAAATTTACAGAAATTATTTCTATAATATCAGGTCTTATGTTACTATTCTTTTTAGGTATATTTTTTACTGGTTTAATATGGATAAGTTATGTCAATAAATAAATTACATGTATCTAAGACACATCATGTTAGTGAGATCCATTGGGCTACTAGTGCTATACATATGGTATCATTAACTAGTGTTATTGAAACAACTGATGAGTTATGTTCAGGTGACGGATCATTATTTTTATCAATAGTGTTCATGACATTAATAATTTTTAGGAATTTTTGTATTGGGTATGTTGTTATAGAGGCTCTACAATTATGTCAATAAATGATGCATTAGAGGACGCGGCTTTTCGTCTCAGAATGAGGAGAGCCAATAGTAAGATTAGAAAAATCCCGCTTAAATCTAAACGAGTTTTGAAAACGTTATTCCCTATACCGTTAGAGATTGCCTACGAGAAACAACTGTTAGGACTTGTAGCTGTAATGTCGGCTATAGTAGAGAAGATTACTTTTCCAGCGATTCCGTTATTTATAGAAACTAGAAATATTAATATTCCTCCTGATGCTAGGGTGGACCAATGGCCGGAAGACATTGACAGGACAATGGAGACTGTCAGGTTAAATACTGAAGCTGTTAACCTTGATGAGGCAGCTTTAGTGTTATTAGTAGGTACTGGTGTCAATGCCTGGAACAAAACTCAATGGGATAAAGTAGTTAGTGGTTTCTTTGGGGTAACACCGTTTCAGCCTGAATTTTGGTTAAATGATACTTTAGACAGTTTCGTCAGGGAAAATACACAATTAATAAGGAAAATGTCAGATGACTATATCAGAGACGTTCAGGGAATCATCCAGCGAGGAGTCCGGGGAGGTGAGTCTACCAGTACGATTGCCAGAAGAATCCAAAAAGCAACTGGTACGACTAGAAACAGAGCAAAACTTATTGCCGTTGACCAAGTCGGAAAACTCAATGGACAGCTCACAGAACTCCGACAAACTGGTTTAGGTGTTCAAGAATATATCTGGAGAGATAAGAGGGACACCAAAGTAAGGCCTACTCACAGAAGGAATAACGGAAAAAAATTTAGATGGGATAGTCCACCTAGCACTGGCCACCCCGGTCAAGAAGTACATTGTAGGTGTAGTGCTGAGCCAGTTTTTGATGAAGTTGTTGAGTTTTTACAGGCGGCATAATGAAAATAGGTGATGAAATACTAGCCATAGATAAAGAAATTATGAATTTATCAACTAAAAAATACACCGGAACAGTGGTGATAACATTGAATATGAGCCAAGGTGGTATTACAAAAATGCACCTAAATTATAATCGGGAAATAAAAAAGAAAGATTTGTCTTGATTTTTTAAAAAATATTTAGTAAGTTAAATTTACATAGGTTACTGTAAAGTCTGTCCTGACCAGGATAATTACTTTAAAGTCCTGCACTAGTTACTTCCCAGTTGCTCAAACTCTTGGGAAAGTCTTCTAGTGCAGGACTTTTTTTATGGAGAAAAATGAGTGATACCAGAGATTTAAAGAACAGGTTATTTCAAGCTCTAAGTATTAATGGTGATGGTAGTGGTATTATCGACGCTGTAGGGGACTTCCAATCTGGAACGACTGAATTTTTTATACAGCCACCAGCCGATGAAGTCTTTCATATCAGGAACTTTTTACTGTACCTTGTAGATAACAGTAACCTAAAACAGACAAAATATGGAGCAAATTTAACACTAACTAACGGGATTGATGTTAAAGTATCAGGTGACGATACTCCTCCTACAGTACTCAATCCGTTTCCTATTAAAGTAAATACAGATTGGGGAATATTTGTACCGGATATGACGACTATCGATTTTGATGGTGGTGGATCTAAGGCACTCGTAGCTAAAAGAGACTTATCTGAAGATTCTGTTTTTACTTTGCAGGGAGCTAAAAGTGAAAGATTTTCTATTTGTTTAAGTGATAATTTTACAGGGTTAACACACCAGTTCTTTATAGTTTCTGGCAGGAAAGAAGTTATAAGCAATTAAGGGAATATATGGGAAGACCAATAAACTATATAGATGCCCCTAGAGAGTTTTCACAACATTTAACTACTAGTGGTAGTCCTACTGGGTCATTTAATCAAGCTATTGACAATACAGGAATATCAACGGAATTTAGAATAATCACGCCTAGTGACGAGATACTAGAAGTAAAAAGTATTACTTTAGAAATTATGAACGCTACAGGTGGTATTGTTAATGACGGGTACATGAACTTGCCTTCCAGTGGTTTTGCAGGTGGCACGAGAATAAGTGGTCTAGTATCTAGGGCAACCCTTCCGTCTGGAACTAAAATACATTTATTTGGTGCATCTGATAACGTTGTGATATTGTCAGACTGGAAAAGATTCATGAATATTGAGATATTCAAAGAAGATGCGTCTGGTCCTAGTGTTGTATTAGGTCAAAGAGATTTTGATCCTCCAATATACTTAGACGGATCAAAAGGTGATATTATGAAATTTGTATTTTTTGAATATGATTTTAGCGGCTTTCTAAAACATGAAATGTTTTTACGAGGTATTCGTTACAGTCTTAAAAATGAATTTTTACCTAATCCGATTTCTTAATACTTGAGATGATATAATGGAAAAAATAATACGCTGGGATACAATAACAATAGATAAATCCAGGTCTGTTAAAACTAGTGAAGGATTTATAAAAACTGATGCTGTAGTAACCAGAACAGGAATCTTTCTTTATTCTAATAATGATGGGACTATAAGAAAAGAACTCAGGCATCCTGATGATGTTTTTAAATCTGATAGTTTGAAGACTATGGATAATATTCCGGTAACTTTAACTCACCCCAAAGAAAGAGTAGTTACTTCAGATAATTCAAAAGATGTTTCAGTAGGATCTACTGGAGAAAATGCCAGGCCTGATGGGTTAGGTGTAAGGATGTCCTTAGTCATTAGGGACAAGAACGCTGTGGACTCTGTAGAATCTGGCAAAACTACTGAATTGTCATTAGGGTATAGTTTGAATTTAGATGAAACCCCTGGAGTATATGAAAATCAAAATTTTGATGCTCGTCAAACAGATATAGAATATAATCATTTAGCTTTAGTTGAAAGGGGTAGGGCTGGAAATATTGCAAAGATAGTCTTGGATCGTAACGATGGATTTCAAGTTGATGAAGAACCTAAACCTAAACAAAAATCAAAACAGGAGAAAGATAAAATGCCTAACATTAACATAGATAATATTAACTATGAGGCTGCTCAGGAAGTCATCAACTCACATAATAAGTTGAAGACCCAAGTTGATTCCCTTAAACCAGAATTAACTACAGCAAAAACAGCCAATACGGAAATGCAAGCTAAACTAGATACTGCACTCGCAGAAGTCAAAACTCTTAAAGAAAAAAATAATGATGAGGAAATCAGGAAAGGTGTTGAGGCAAAAATGTCTTTAATTGTTAAAGCTACTCCGTATCTCGATGAAGAAACCATTAAGAAGATTGATACTATGTCTAATAAAGAAATACAGATTGCAGCAATTAAATCAGTTACTAAGGACGCTGTGTTAGATGAAAAAGACGATGTATATATAACAGCCAGGTTTGATGCCGTTGTTGAAATGGTTGATCCAAAAACCGATAGTATGTCCAGTATTAGAAAGACTATCAATACTAAGTCGGATGACCCTAGAGATAAAAATCATGTTGATTCTAAGGATGCTCGTAAGAAATATATAGACAACCTTGTAGATCGTCATAAGACTGGTGTAAATAAAGGAGGCAAATAATGTCACAAACATCTGTAAATAGGAATTTTGATCAAGCTTTTCCAGGGATGTTAGGTGACATACGCCCTAATACTGTAGAAAGCTTTCTTGCAGAGGGTTCTGTAAGATTTGGTATAGGTCTGTCTGCTGGAACTGATGTTGATAGGCAGGTTATAGAGTCGGCATTGGTAGGAGATAAATTTAGAGGTATTGCACTACACCAACATGTTGAACAGGCTATTACTACAGGTGTTTCTCAGTATGATGACAAAGAGGCTGTGTCCGTACTTAGAAAAGGTACTGTGTGGATGCCGGTTGAGGACAGTCAAAAGGCTATAATAGCTGTAGATGACCCGGCATTTATAGAAGTTGTAATAGGGGCCCCGGAACGAGGTAAAGTTACTGGAGTATCTGCAAGTAACTTAGCAACTGGTGGTACTGTCAGAAAAGTAGATGTCGGTTTGGCTCTTGCTTTAATTGAAATTGATCTTTAACACCCTAATAATGGAGAAAAAATAAAATGCAATATTACAATTTAGATGCAAATGAATCAGAGTTCTTCCAAAGGGAATTAGAGTTCATCAAATCACAAACTTATGATATTTTATATCCTGAGTTGAAAGCAACACTTCTGATTCCAGTGTCCACAGAGGCTGGCGCAGGTGCAACCACTATCACATATCGTCAATTTGACGGTGTTGGTATTATGAAAATTATAGCTAACTATGCTGATGATTTACCCAGAGCAGATGTAAAAGGAAAAGAGTTTTCAAGTATTGTGCAAACACTTGGTGGTTCTTATGGTTTTAATGTACTGGAAGTTCGCCAGGCTGCTATGGCTGGAAGGCCATTAAATGCACGTAGAGCTTCTACTGTGGCTAGAGCAAACGAGCAGAAGGTAAATAGTATTGCCTGGTTTGGTGATGCTACTTCTGGATTATTAGGTATGTTAGATCAGCCCAATGTACCCGCTGCTACAGTTCAAACCGGGGCAACTTCTGGAAATGTTACGTGGGGAGGTGGATCACCTAAAAATCCTGATGAGATTATCAAGGACTTATGTGATGTTATAGATGATGTAAGGGAATTGACACAAGGTATTGAAAACCCGAATACTGTTTTGATACCTATCGCTCAAAATTCACTTATATCATGTACACCAAGAAGCACAACTTCCGACACTACTATTAAACAATTTTTTATGAACAATAGACCTGGTGTGGAAATTGTAGAAGTAGTGGAGTTAAAAGACGTTGACCCGCTGCCTTCTGGCGGAGGTGCTCCAAAGGATGTAATGATTGCTTATGATAAAAGTCCTGATAAATTGACTTTAGAAATTCCTTCTCCTTTTGAACAATTCCCTCCACAAGAAAGAGGTTTGGAATTTATAGTCCCAGCGATGAGTAGAATAGGTGGAGTAATAGTTTATTACCCTTTATCAATAAACATAGTTGAAGGCATTTAAAATCTTCGTTGGTTTCTTCGCTGGTATACCGAAGTGCCGAACGTATACTTTAAATCACTAAATGGAGATGTATTCTTATGTTACTAGAAAATACTAAAACAAAAATACTGAAAATTGAACATATAAGATTTATGCCAGGTATGCAGAGAATTGATGGTAGCACTACAGTACTTATACCAACATCTAAAGGTGAGTCTGCCAAAAGAGGTCCCTTACAAGACCACCCACAGTTCAAGGATTTTTTGTCAGCAGGTGTTTTTAAAGTAATTACTAAAAAAGCAGGTGGAACAGGTAGACCTACTGGAGATCCTGCTAAAATGGGGAGTAAAGAAGCCATTGAAGTTATTGAAGAGATGTTTTCTATTGCAGCATTGAATAAACTCATAGAAAATGAAAAGAAAAAACCAAATCCTAGGACAGATGTTATAACTGCTGCTGATAAACAGATTTCAGTCCTTAATGCCTCTGATGATGACTAATGCCTATATCCACTGCAATAGAAATTATAGGTGTTAAAGCTCCTGATATTCCACAAGATGCTAGACTCACTGATTTTGTTGATTTAGCAAAACTTATAGTAGCTGAGGCTCCTCTTGGAGCTAAGTTTCAATATGCTTTAGCTTTACTAGTACTTCATTGGATGAAGCTGGCTGATATGTCCAGTGGTCCGACTGGTGAGGTGGATGGTACTATGGGGATTTCTGGAGGTATCCGAAGAAAGAAGGAAGGTATGGTTGAGTTGGAATTCAATCGTTCTGAGAGTCTTGTAGGATCAAAGGCTTCTGAAAGGTATTATGGTCAAACAGTATTTGGTTTTGAATTTTATCAATTGTGGCAGCATTGTTTTATAGGTCCCATGAATAGGTTCACCTAATGGCCAGAGTTAAAATAATAGATAAGGATTTAGGGTGGACCTCTGTAAAACAGAATTTAAGACTTTTGAATAATAGTTTTGTAAAAGTTGGTATAGTTCAGTCATCGCTTGGGAAACAAAGACCTTCAAAAGGTAGACCGGTACATACGTCAAAAGAGTTATCTACATTCCCTTCTGATCATGAATTTGGAAATAGACTTAAGAAAATACCAGAACGATCCTGGCTTAGATCTACTTTTGATGAGAAAAAATCAGAGATGAGCAGTTTTATAGAAAAAGAATGGACTAATTTTGTAGGTATAAGTCCAAAAAGTTCTCTAAATAAAGTAGGTAAAAAATTTTCAAGGTTTGTAAAAAATAAAATAAGAGATATAAAATTCCCACCAAATACACCAGACACTATAGCCATTAAAGGCTTTGACGACCCGTTAATAGATACTAAAAATTTTATGAGGTCTATAGATCATACAGTTGTTTTGAGGAGAGGATAATATGGTATTTCCTTGTTTTAATCAATCCTTGACAGGTACCAGGTTTGCTTCTCCAGTGATTGTAAAAGGAAAAATAAGTGGTCTAGGATCTGAAACACCTTTAAGTTTTAAAGGTAGTGTCCATCCTGTACGAGGTCATGAACTAAAATCTCTTCCTGAAGGTAGACGTGAAAACGTAACTAAAAAAATACTTACAACATTTGCGTTACAAGGTATTGATGAAAATGCAAAAACCAATCCAGATAGGGTAGATCTTGAGGATGGTAAGTATGAAGTTGTTCATGTAACGGATTGGGGAAACAATATCATCAACCACAATGAAGTTTTTTTGTCCAGGGTAAACCAATGAGTATCCAAGATCTGAATGCTATTCAGGAGGCTCTTTATGATTGGGCTACTAGTGTAGTTCCTACATTTTCTTTTGTGTGGGCTGACCAGAATATCCCTTTTGCCAATACTTCATCTGGTGATCCTGTTTCTCCAGTGGAGCCGTCATTTGTCTTAAGGATAGGGGCTATAACTAAAGTACATGAGGACTATTTACATTTACCTACTGATGCTTCTACCTTAGTCGATATTGAAGGCACCAGAGATTTTATACTTGGTCTTCAGGGATTTGGTCCAGGATCTATACAACAATTAGAAAATTTACGAAGTTCATTAGCCAGACCAAGTATAAAGGATACCTTATTCACGTCTGATATAATTGTAAGAGATACAAATGTTCCGATTACTAATGTATCTGGTTTAGATGATTCTGAAATGGAAGAACGAGGAAGTGTAGATATAGGTATGAGGACTGACTCAGTAATTACAAATGAGGATGTCGGTAAAATATTGATAGTAAATGCTGTAGGTACATACAAGAAACCTGATGGCAGTGAAGTAATAAGTAATGTAAATGTCACAACAACTTAGGAGGATGATTAGATGTCTACTACAGATGGAATAGTTACTGTCAATATATCGACTGCTGGTCCTAGTATCAGCCGTGTCGGTTTCAGTACTATAAATGTTTTTGGAACGAATAAAGCCTTTTCAACATTATCAAAGAGGTTTGCTAACAATACAGAAGTCTTGTCTTTATTTCTTTCGACTGACCCTGAAGCTATTGCTGCTTCTGATATTTTTGCACAGAATCCTACAGTTCCGGATATACTTATTTCTAGAAGGGCTACTTCTGATGTAACTACTATTACAGTAAAAACCCCTGCTATAGATAATATAGATTATACATGTACTATAGACGGAACTGTTTTTACATTTAATTCTGGAGGAAGTGCTACAGAAGATACAATTGCAGTCGGTCTTGTAGCAGCTATTGAAGCCGGTAGTGGAGTTGTAACTGCTTCTGGTGCTGCTAGTCCATATACATTGACTGCTGATGCCAGTGGTGTAGCGTACTCAGTTAAAGTTGACGCAAACCAATCATCGGCTTTTACAACTATTGACACAAATGCAAATGACCTGGCAAATATTGATGAAGAAGATGATGACTGGTACGGTCTGGTTGCCACAAGTAGGGTAGAGCAGGATCAGTTAGATGTAGCTTCTTGGGTTGAAGGTGAGTTGAAATTTTTTGCCACCGCAAGTGATGACACTGATATACCTGATACTACAGATGCAGCCGACACAACTACACTTGCTGCTCAGTTTAAAGCTTTATCTTATCGAAGGACAGAACTTATATACCATACAAAAGCTTCAACGGAGTTTATCGATGCGGCGAATCTTGGTAAAATATTGCCTCTTGATCCTGGTTCATATACTAAGAAGTTTAAAAATCTTGCTAGTGTTACGGTAGATAAGTTATCAACTTCTCAAAAGACCAACATAACTGCTAAAAATGCAAATCATTATACAACTGTCGCAGGATTAAATATTCTTAGAGAAGGTGTCGTTTCAGTAGGGGAGTTTATAGATGTGATAATATTTGTAGACTGGTTACAAGTAAGAATGGAAGAAAGAATATTTGTAACACTTACTAACACACCCAAAGTTCCATTTACCGATCCAGGTATTGCTGCGATAGAAGCTGATATAGTTGCCCAATTACAGGACGGTGTTGCAGTAGGTGGACTTGCAGCAGACCCCCCATTTACGGTAACCGTGCCTCTTGCTGCTGATATAAGTGCTGTGGATAAAGCTGCCAGGATACTTAATATACCTGATGCCTTCCAGGGGACATTGGCCGGGGCCATTCATTTTGTAACTATTAACGGAAATCTAGTAAAATAAAAGGAGGCTATTTATGCCAGTGCGAACATTTGATCCGGGAAAATTTATTATAACTGTAGCTGGTCTTCCAATAAATGGATTTGCAGACGGCACCTTTATAACAATAGAAAGGGAAACAGATACATTTTCTAAAGAAATAGGTGCTGATGGTGTTGTTTCCAGGGTTGCAATGAATGATAAATCAGCATTGTTAACTCTAACATTATCTCAAACGTCACCAAGCAATGACGCCTTATCTATTCTTCATAACGTCGATGAATTGACCGCTAAAGGTGTGGTTGCTATTGCTGTAAAGGATATAACTGGACGGTCTACTTATATTTCTGGAAGTGGATGGATAAAAAAACCAGCAGGATTCGAAGGATCTAAAGAACTTACTACAAGAGAATGGGTTCTTGATATGGCTGAAACTATATGGTTTACCGGAGGTAACGGAGAAATATAAATATAATGAAAATTCAAAAACCAACGAAGGAGATACTTTATGTCATTAGAACCAGAGGAAAAAGTAATTGACGGGGTTACTGTTCAAGTGGTCCCTTTTGCCGCATGGACGGCTTTTAGATTAAAGGCCGAACTTATAGGTTTAGTAGGACCTACACTCATAAAAGGTATATCTGGGTTAGTGGGATCAAAAGAAGATTCTTCTATTTCTATAATGGATAAAAATATTAATTTAGATAAATTAGGTGAAGCATTTATTGACTTATTAAATACATTAACTCCAGAGAAAATGGAATATATTACAAAAAAAATATTAGCTTTTACCAGGGTTGAGGGTAAGGATATATCAACCGAAGTTGTTTTTAATGATGTATTTGCTAAGAAAATGGACTTAATATACAAAGTTTTATGGTATGCATTGGAGGTGAATTATAAATCTTTTTTGGGACTACTAGGTACTGGAAAGGAACTCATCCAAAGCAAAATGGAAATGAGTCCAGTGTCTTCAAACAGTTAGATAAGTCTGTACAAGAGGAATATTTTTTATGGAGAGTAATATTGGAAGATGTATTTACATACCATGACTTACATACAATCGCATCATTGGATGATGTATTTCGAGCAACTGCTGTGCTTGATATGCACAATGCTGTCAAACCTGGAAAGAGTCAGAATGTATGAATACTGCTTTGCAAATGGTAGTAGTAGCTATAATAACAGCTTCATTTACAGCTTTATTAACTTTTTTTCTATCTATTTTATCACAAAGAAGATACTTTCGGGACGCTATAGATATTTCACTAAAGACTCATGCCAATATACATCATAAAAAAAGTTATGAAGATTTAGAAAAATATGTCAATACTAAGGTCAGAGAAGAAAGAGAAGATATAGAAAAATTAACAAAGAAATTGGAAAATATAGATAGAACATTGGTGTGGTTGGCTTATAAAAGTGGAGCCAAACCAGAAGATTTAAACATAAATATATAATGGCTACAGTAAGAGAATTAACAGCACTGTTTAATTTTAAAGTTGATACTAGAGGTATCAAAAAATTTGATAATGCTATATTGGCCGCAAAAAAGAATGTTAATAATCTAATGGGAAATATTGAAAGAGGTGCTCAACAAGTTAGGAATTTTGGATTTGGTCTGAGTGCTTTTGTAACCGCTCCTTTAGTTGCTGCTGGAGTCGCGGCTATTAGGATGACATCTAGTTTAGAACAGTCGTTTATAGCTTTTGAAGTATTTTTAGGGTCTGCTGAAAAGGCTAAAGAACTTACTACAGATCTATTAAAATTTGCTTTACAAACTCCATTCACAATTCTGGGTGTACAAGAAACAGCTTCTCAGTTATTGGCTGTTGGTATAGAACAAGATAAAGTCATTCAGACTATGGAAGCATTAGGTAATGCAGCACGTGGAAATTCTGGTGTTTTTAAAAGGCTGGTTCAGAACTTTGGACAAGTGAAAACACAAGCCAGGTTAACTGGTTTAGATATGAAACAATTTTTACAAGCTTCTGTTCCTCTTACAGGTATACTAGCAAAATCCTTAGGTGTTGCCGAATCAGCTATAAGGGGAATGATTAGAGCAAGGTTAATAAGCTTTGAAGATGTAGAGAAAGCGTTTTTCGATGCTTCAAAGGAAGGTGGTAAATTTGCAGGGTTGATGAAAAAACAGGCAAAAACTTTAACCGGGTTGTTTGCAAGAGTAGCAGAAGTGATTCAGTTATTTGGAGCTACTTTAGGAGATGCAATAGATGAAGCATTTAACCTTAGAGAGAACATACCTAGGTTGGTAAGAGTCGTCCAGTTTCTTACTACAAGATTTAAAAATCTAAATAAAACTGTTAGAAGAATAATAGTTATAATAATATCTTTAGTAGCTGCATTAGGACCATTTTTACTGGTACTTGGACTTGTAGGTCAGGCAGTTGTTGGTGTTGCTGCATCCTTTGTATTTCTATCGGCTGCGGCTGCTATAGCCGGTAAGTCTGTACTTGCTTTGATAACAATATTTACTATTAAATTTCTCCTCATCGCTGCTGCGGTAGCTGCTATTGTTGCTGTATTGTTTTTATTCTTAGACGATTTGGAAGCATGGGTGACGGGTGGTGAGTCTTTACTTGGTGAATACTTAGGATCTTGGGTTGATTTTAAAGATAGTTTTGTAACCTTGTGGAACAATTTGTTAGGGTTTTTTAGAAGTGTTAAAGATATTTTTAACGGTAATATAGAGGCTATGATAGACAAATTAAAAATATTTACACAAGCGCTTTTTGGATCTTTTATTGAGTTAGATAAAAAAGTTTTAACCGGGTTGGGGCTAATTGATAAAGATGACGTAAAGGCGCTTGATGATTTTAGTGAAAAAGGTATGGCCAAAATAGGAAAACAATTTGATTTTATTAAAGAAAAAGCTCAAAGTGCTGTTGACTTTATTAAAAATTCTCAACTTTCATTATCACAGGTATTTTCTCCATTACGAGCAGCCTTTGCTCTTGGACTACAAACCCCAAACTTAGCTGCTTCTAAAACACCAGGGAACCAGCAGAATATAAATATTAATAGCAATATATCTTTGCAGGTCCCACAAGGTACTCCTCAAGAACAAGTAAAGCTATTGGATAATACTGCCAGAAAAGTAGTTAGAGAAGAATTAGAATTGGCTATTACAAACACTATTATTGCTAATCCTCCTTCTGAAGAGGTTACTAATTAATGGCTGAACAGGTTAACGTTCTCTTTGGTAAAAAAAGAGGTGGTATAATTGGTACTCTTCAATTAGATGTAACTAATGAAGAAAACCATCAATTTGAAAATCAAGTTACTGAGTTTCCTGTAGAGAACGGATTAAATGTAACTGATTTTATTCGTCAATTACCTGATAAATTGACTATGTCCTGTTTTGTCACTAACACACCTATAGATATACGCCAGGAAAGCAATGCTGAAATAATTACAAATGCTGACGGTACTTTTGAATTTAGAGATTTTCAAAGGGCTGTAGTGAATAATAGAGTTACAGATGCTTTTGAACAGTTACTTACAATGTCTGGCAGAAAAGTAAATGGCGAGACTATAGACGCCCAAATTGTAAAAGTGGTTACTGGACTGAGGGTCTATACTAACATGGCTATACAAACTATAACTATCCCAAGAAATTTTAGTACTGGTCAAGCACTTAGATTTAATATTTCATTTATACATATTGAGAAGGTACAATCTGAGACTATTGAACTTCCAGATTCTTTTTTGAATGTCAATGCTTCGTCTAATGTAAACATTGGGAAACAGAATAAAAAAGAAACTACAACCAATCAAGATGCTAAAGCTAAAAGAGCCTCTATAGCATTTAAGTTAGCTAAGAGGTTTTTCTAATGTCTCTTATTGTACCCATCGATAATACTTTTGCAGCGCTGTCTGAAGAGATAGATTTAGATTTATCTTCATTCAGGTTTATATTTGTTTTTAATAGCAGGTTTAATTTCTGGGTAATGGAGATTCAAAACAGAGATCAGGAAACTATCATCGCTGGAGTAAAGTTAGTATTAAATTATTCACTAGTTTTACAATATGTTGGAAGGAGTTTACCTTTAGGTGAGGAATATTGTATAGATACCACCGATACTGTGATAACTATAGACAGAGATAACATAGGTACAAACCCAGAAAATATAGATCAGTTAGTTCAATTGATTTATCTTACAGAGGCCGACATTGACTCAATTTCGTAGATCGGCATCTGTAACTATAGGTTCTCCGAGTGGAGATGGTCTATTGATCAAAGATTTAAAAATTGTTTTTGAAGTAACTAGAAACCTGGAGAAAACTCCAAATACTGTTAAGGTTCAGATATACAATTTAAGTAGATCAACTAGAAACAAAATAGATTTGGCACTTCCTAAAGATAAAGAACCCGCACAAAAATTGCTTTTAAAAGCAGGATATTTAGATGGTGACGGAGAGGAAACTTTATTTTTAGGAGATATAACATCAATATCACATATATCTAGTATGCCAAACATTGTTACAACAATAGAAAGTCAAGATGGAATAAAATCTATTGCGGCTACAAAAGCTAATCTGTCTTTTGGGAAAGGTGTAAGTGGCAGAGTTGTATTAAACTCTATATTAGATTTATTTGAAAACCCTAAAGACCTTGCCAATGTAGATATCCCCAACAGTGTTTATGATACAGGTTTTGCCTTTATAGGTCCAGCAACTACAGTGTTGTCTAAAGTTACAAATTTTCTTGGCCTTGAATGGTCCTTTCAAAACGATACTTTAAAACTTTTAAATTTTGATAGTAGTGACGGATCACGTATAGTATTTCTTTCTTCAAGTACTGGGTTGTTGAATAGTCCAGAAAAAGTAAATAGAAAATTACGAAAATCTAGAGGAGTCTCAAGAAAAGTTATTCCTGGATGGAAATTTTTTACCTTTTTAGAACCTAAAATAATTCCTGGAGGAAACATATCTGTACAAAGTAATGAAATACCTAAGGTTACATTTTTCAAAGTAAATGCGGTTTCTCACAATGGGGATACTCATGGTGAAGATTGGAATACCACTATTGAGGTAGATGAATAAATGGGTGAATCTTCTTTAACCGGGGCAATTCAGACAGTCATAGACGTTGCTATGGAGTCATTTAATACTTGTCTCCCAGGTACTTTTGAGACTTATAATTTCAGCAGTCAAAAAGCTTCTGTTCAACCTATGTTAACTAAAAAATATGCTGATGGAGTAGTGCAGACTTTTAAACCAATAGCTGAAGTCCCTGTAATGTTTCCTAGGACTAAAAATTCCGGGATAACATTTCCTATTTCCAGGGGTGATGGGTGTCTGATCCTTTTTACCCAGCGGAGTATGGAACTGTATTTAAACTCTGGAAAAATATCTAATCCTGGCGATCCTAGAAAGTTTGATCTTTCAGATGCAGTAGCTATACCTGGTTTATTTACATTTAATCAAGAAAACTTGGCTTCCAATAATGATGATTTAGAACTACACCACAACGGAATAAAAATTACAATTAAGAAGAACAAGGATATTGAAATAGGTACAAATCAAAAAATTACTATAAAGTCAAATGGAGATATAGAATTAGGTACATCTTCATTATTAAAATTAGTTAATTCAACATTTCTCACTATATTTGATACACATACACATTTATATAATCCAGGACCAGGTGCTCCTGTTGTTACAGCTACACCGTTACCTGTATCAACTTCTGGAAATTTAACAAGTAAGGTATCGGCGGAATGAGTACAATTGATATAGCTCTTGATAAAACTACACATGATATTATTGTTTCGAACAATGATTTTTTGGTAGTTAAAGATGTGGATAAAGTAGGGCAAAAATTAAAACAACGGTTATTGTTCTATCAAGGAGAATGGTTTTTAGACACTACTGTAGGTATACCTTATTTTCAAGAGGTTTTTGTAAAGAATCCTAACATTCCTGATATTGAGAGTATTTTTAAAGTAGAAATTGTTGAGACTGAAGATGTAAATCAGTTGTTAGCATTTGATTCTACTTTTGCTAATGATGTACGTGATTATAATATAACTTTTACTGTAGATACACCATTTGGTACTGTAGAGTTTGGTGAGACTATATTTATTGGAGGCTTATAAGTGGCTGAATTTGGAATAACTCCTGATGGTTTCGTAAAAAAGAAGTTGACAGATGTAAGAGATGATATTATAGGCGATCTGGTTGCCGATTTGGGACCAGTCGATACTTCCCCACAGTCTGTAGTCAGTCAATTAATAGACCCATTCGCTGAAGCTGCCAGTATATTATGGGATTTAGGAGAGGATACGTATCAGAATTTTATACCTTCAGGAGCAGCAGGTAAAAATTTAGATGACCTTTTAGATTTAAACGGTTTGAGAAGGTTAGTAGCTACCCCATCCACTGCATTTGTAAGCTTGCTTGGTGATAATCTTACGCTTGTACCTTCTGGAACAATGTTTAAACAGTCTGGTACAAATCGTTTATTTACTTTAAATTCAGACGTGACTATTTCTTCAGCAACCTGTATAGAATCTGTATTTTCATTAAGTGTTGTAACTACCGCTACTACATATGAGATAATATTAAATGTAACTACCGTAAGTATTGTTTCATCTTCTGCTGATGAGGTCTCAATACTTACCCAATTGGCCGGAGAAGTCACAATTGCTACCTCAGGAAACCAGACAGCCACAGTTGTAGGGCTTACTATATTGGTAGTGCCTTCTGATGGGAGAACACCCTACGCTGCCACAGCTTCCACAAACACAGATAGAGACCAGGTGTCAACGGAAGGATCTGTATTAGCAGATATTGCGGGTGCTTTATCGGTCCCTATAGGTACAATTATAAATATTGAAACTCCAGTTTCTGGATTAGATGCTGTGAACAACCTTGTGACAGGTGTTACCGGTAGAGATCTAGAAACAGATGACCAGGCAAGGGTAAGAAGAAAACAGAGCCTCAGAGTAGCTGGAGCAGCTACAGTTCCGGCAATGGAAGCTAGAATTTCAAATGATGTGTTAGGTGTAACTGCTGTAACTATAATTGATAATAGAACTGATGTTGTTGACGGCGGTGGAAGACCGCCACATTCATTTGAGTCTATTATTACCGGTGGATCTGATCAGGATATAATCGATATCCTTTGGGAAATTAAACCTGCTGGGATAAATACATTTGGAACTGAAAGTGGTTTTGCAACAGATTCACAAGGTACCTTACAAATAATTAACTTTTCCAGACCTGTTGAATTAGCCATTACTGTTACTGTTGAATTTGATGAAAATACAGAGGAGGTTTTACCTTTGAATTTTGAAGATGCTATTAAGGACGCTATAGTTGCTTTCTCACTACCAGAACAGGCAGTGTCAGATGACGTTACTGTCCAGAGATATTTAGCATCAATTTATTCTATCCAGGGAGTAGGTGTCGTGACTTTACTTGAAATGAATAAACCAACAACTCCAGTGACACAAACATTGATAGTAGTCGCATCAAATGAAATAGCAACATTCAGCACTGTAAATATAACCGTAACTAAGAATCCATAAGGAGTAGAGAAATGGCTTTCGAAAAGTATATAATAGGAGATGATGGAGTAGAAACAGTGTTAAGTATTCACACATTTAGAGCTTTAGTTCATGAATTTATCTTAGGTCAAAAAACTAAAAATGATGTTCTTGATGACATAGAAACTAAGTTGGGTGTTACACTAGTTACTAATGAAAAATTAGATTTACAGGCTTTAATGGATGCTATAAACTTAGAAACAGGAATTCCTGATAAGTCAGCACTGGCAGAAGAAATGTATCATGTATTTATTCTTGCAACTGATGGTGTAGACTATGAAACTAAGGCACTATTAAAAACAAGGCTTAGTTGGTTATGAGTGTTTACGGGATAGTTATAAATACAACACTACCGGGTTCTAATGGTGACTTTGACTTAACTGATCCATTAGTTACATCTACACCTAAGATGGTGTTGGTGACACTTACAGATGGTACTACTCTTGGGTTAGAAGACTCGGATGTTAAAATGAGCTGGGGTGCTTCCGATGGGAATATTCAGCAATGTTTCTCAGTTCAAGCTGATGATGGTGGTGCGTCTGCAAATGTTGAAAGGGTTCAAAAAAGTGCAGTTGGACAAAGAAAACCTACTCTTGATGGGTCATCGGACCTAGTTACATTTGTTACTTTTTTATCAAATGGTGTACGCTTAAATCTTGCAGATGCCGCCGGTTTTAGTAAGAGAATTACTGTAACTTTATTTGGCGGAGATCAGTTAACTTCTTCGGAGGTTCTTGTTGCTGACTTAACTGCTGCATCAGGAGTACCTCAAACATTCAATTGGATAGATACATCTCTAGATGCAAATGTAATGTTGTTTTTGACAGCCGGTACAACTGCTGGTGATGGTGTCACAAGTTTTGGAATAGGTTGTCTAGGTGTAGGTATTAAAGTTGGTGGGTCAATAACTCAACGTAATTTAAATTTTAGAGTAGACCAAGATGGTGCAGCATCAGGAAACCCTGGTATGACATATAGGAATGATAGAGTATCAGGATCAATGCAAGCTAGTTCTGACTCAGTACAATGGGGTGCTAACTTGACAGATATAGGAGTAGGTGATTTTGAATTGACTCCATCTATATCTACACCTAATGACGAAATTATTTGTATAGGTCTTCAATTTAGAGATATGAATATAGGTCTTGAAAGTATAACAATGCCTACAAGTGTAGGTATTTTTGATGTAACCAGTTTTGGTTTTAGACCTATGTTTGCTCTTGGTGTATTTAGTATGCTGCCGTCTTTTAACAGTTCTGACTTTAGCGCCAATGCTGGAATTGTAAGTACATCTATTGTTAATGACAGTGGTCAAATGTTTTCACATGCTTGGAGAAATGAGGATGCAGCACCGACAATAAATTGTGGAAGTACTGTAGCAGCATCAGCAGTTCATTTTCCATTTCATAATTCATCAACTATTGCTTCAACAGCTAGTTCTACAAATGGATTTACTACAGGGTCAAATCCTGTGGTGTTTCTTTCAAATGGACTTAGATACAATTTTGATGGTGTGAATACAGGAACTAAAATGGCTTGGATACTTGCTCTAGGCCCAAAGAATCTACCAGTTTTTAGAAGAAGAAGAAGTATGAATTATGGAGGAATGTAAGATATGAATGAAAAATATTTCAGACAATTTGATGAAGATACGGTGCTGCCTTTTACATTGACTGATCCAGACGGAATTGACTTTAATGAGTCTGTTACATTTGCAGCGGGTGATGTCCTTATAATGAGAGATGAAGGGGTAGAAAGTCAGACTAGTCTCGGAGCAGGTACACCTGATTTATCAACATTAATAACTGATGAAGGGACTGGTTATTCAATCGCCTTGGATAAAGCTGACGTAGCTTTTAAGAGAATAAAGATATATTTTAAAGACCAAACAGTTCCTAAAGTTTGGTTAGATGACGACCTTACAGTTGAGACTACCAATAATGTTGCAGCTCAACATCCAAATATAAATGCTCCATCTGGTGGTGGTGGTGTTGAGTCTTTTCTTGCCAGCGGTGAGACTATAATTGGGTCAACTGGTGTAGCCGGTTCTTTCACTGACACACAAAATTCTGGAATAAGTATATTAAAATTAACAAGAGTTGCGAGTACACTAGATTATGAATTGTTATTTAATATGACTACAGATCATAATGGAATATCTATTACTATGAGAATGGGTTTGGCGTCTGGCGGTCAACGAAAAATAGATGTTGATTTATTTAATTATAATACTATAGGTTTTGATAATGTACTTACTTTAAATAATAATGGTGGGGCTATAGAAGAGTTTACTATTGCTGGGAAGAGTGATGATTTTGTAGACGGAAATGGAGATGTGCGTCTCAGATTTGTAGATAATTCATTAAATGATGGGGATTTTATTAATATAGATTTTGTTGTAACAAAAACAAATTCTTCTACTGGAACTATTCCTACTCCAGAAGAAATTGCTGAAGCGACTGCTGATAAACTTGCTCAAGAACACGGTCCTGCTAGTTGGGAAGGTCCTTTTATTTTTAACGCACAAATTGAATCTGTAACAAATCAAAAAACATTTGTTCTTGAAACTGCTCTAGGTTCAGATCTTTCAGATGGTGCAGCTATAGTTGTAATAAGAGATATAGATGATCTTAGTGTAAGGTCATTACATGTAATAGAATCATATACTGACTCAACAAAAACACTTGTAGTTCGTACAAACGCAACATTTACAGTTGTTAACGATGATTTAGTTAGTTTACAAGAGTCTTCAATTAGCAAAAAAGAAACAAGAGATGCAATGGCATTGGCAACAGCAGAAACACCGGAAGTAGACTCTATAGATGATAAGTTAGATGCACTGGGAGCTGACTTAACTATAGCAGATAATGATGGTAATAAATTGGTAATTGCAAAAGCGATTAAAGAATTTGATGCTACAGTGATAGGGTTGGCTGGTACCTCTCTATTAAGTGAGGTACTGACTAATGTACAGAGTTCAAATTTAATTCAGGTTAATTCATTATCTACTGCTGATGGTGTAACTTTTAATAAGATATTTCAGCTTATGGCAGCAATGTTAAATGGAAGATTTAAAACTGATACTCCTATTGCAGGACAGACAACATATTTTGAACGAGATGATGTTACTCCATTGGCTATAGTCTCAACTGACGCTCTAGAGAGAATTAGAGTACTGTAATGGCTCTTCAATGGATAATTACTGCTCCTGAAATTTCAGGAAGAACACTCAATCAAAAACTTGCTGTCTTCAATGGTAAGGTGTACGGTGTGGGTTTTGATTCTAGATTACTAGAGTATGACGGAACAAGTAGTTGGTCTATAAAATCTCAGGATTTAAGCGGCTCCCCTGCTTTATTTAATTTAGCTGTCCATAATAGTAAATTATATACAGTGCAATCTGATTTTCCACCTACAACTGGATTTTTATGGGAGTGGGATGATGTATCTCTGTGGATACAAAAAACGACTAATCAGGTAGTAACAGGTGATGTATGGAGATCGTTAGTTTCATTCAATGGAAAGTTATATACCGGAGTAGATATTCTATATGAATCCACAGCCTTGGGGGAGTGGGTTAATGTTGCCCCTGCTGCTACGAGTCCAGATCCTAGATTTAAATCTATGATAGTTTTTAATAGTAAGTTATACATGGGTAGCAACAGAGGAGAGTTGTTTGAGTGGAATGGTTCGAATGCCTGGGTGATAAAAGCACCGACCTTGATTATACCTGATAGAATTGCCGTGTTGTTAGTTCTAGGTAGTGACCTATATTGTATTACAGATGACACCGGTAAACTCTTAAAATGGAATGGTTCAAACATTTGGGTTTTACAAAATCCCGCAGATACTGATATAATTGTCTTAGACGGAGTTGTACATAATAGTGAAATTCATTGTTCCGGTGGATCTTTTGGATCTGTTCATGAGTTATTTAAATTTGTAGGATCTGCATGGGTACAAGTACATGATGGTATAGATGAGGTAGAAAATATAGAATCCTTAGTGTCATTTAATAATCAAATATTCGGAGCCGGAGTAGGCACTGGGGGTGGAGGATGAGTGGTGCTTTATTAGTAAGCGGTGAACCAATTCCACCAGATCCAAGTCAAACTTGTTACACACCTCTTCAAATAGCAACGTTTGGTTTTCTTCAGGAAGCTGACTTTACTAATCTTACACTAGCTACATTTGGATGGTTGTGTGGAGTAGATGCACCAAACAATATTAAATTAGATTACTGTGATGCTGCTGTTGACAGACTGGCAGAGCAGTATAAAAATAGTCCTAATATTAAAACTGTACTGTGTGCTTTTGTCAACAGGATACAGGAGTTAGAGTTTGTATTTCAGGATTTACAAACACTTAGATCTATATCAACAGCCACTAATAATGATCTTGATGTAATCGGTGAAATAGTCGGACTGGATAGAATGGGTTTAACTGATGAGCCGTATAGAACAGCACTCAGACTTCAAATAGTTATTAACACATCTAATGGAGAACCGGAATCAGTTATAGCGTATACATTAGCATTAACTTTAAGCACTACAATTATTTTAAAAGAAATTCAACCTGCAAGAATAGTATTGACTTCAAATGGTCCTGTAGCTAGTACAGCAATTGTAAGACAAATTGAAACATCTGTAGGTGCTGGGATTGCAGTAGAGTTAAATTCTACATTTGGGAATACACCAGTATTTACTTTTCTTCCAGATGCTGGAACACCTGCAATTCCGGATTCAGCAGGGTATTCTGAACCTACAGTACCTAATAGTGGCGGACATTATACTGAAAAATTTACTTAAGGAGAATTTAAATGGCAACCGAACCTAGTGACTTACCTCTATGGTCAACAGACGAAGACCCAGTATCAAATGCAGCTCCATCTGCTGGTAAAATAGCTGCGGGTTTTGATAACCAAGAACAGCCACCTAGACAAGATCATAATTTTCTATTTAACTTAATAGGTAAGTGGACAGATTTTCATAAACAGCAGGAAAATTTATCTACCACCAACATTAATGATGTAATTACAGCGGGTGGATTTGATCCAGTAACAGATCCTGATAAGTTACTTGATGCACTTAATATCATAATAGACAAAGAAGGTGTGTGGGTGGATGCAACTAAGCATGGTCTAGTGACAGGAAGTCCTCCGGCTGGGACAAATAAAGATGCTTTAAATGCAGCTTTCGCTGTATCTCCATTTGTATTTATGCCACCAGGAACTTATGAGTTAGACACTGTTAGTGGGGACGTTACTCCACCTGACGGGGCTATTTTGGCAGGTGCTGGGGTTTCAACTGTAATAAAATTTACTAGTTCTGGCACAAAATTTACACTCGATGACATTGATACGACATTCAGAAACTTTAAAATTGACAGTAACGCTTTATCAACAAAAGCTTTTGATCCTGCTCATACTGTAGAGGCTGTGACTAATATTCTTGGTATACAATTTACTAACTGGGGTACTGGTGCTGCTGGTGCTTCCAGAGGAATTACTACGTCTGGAGGTACTGACAAAATAGGTTTAGTCAATATTATAGGGTGTGCCTTCTCTGGTTTCTCTGGAACTTCTGTATCTATATCAGCAGGAAATGTAGGTGATACAACATCTTCTAGAGTTAACTGCGAGAATTGCTTATTTATGGACACCCCCCCTGAATTTATCGGTATTACTAAAGCACTAAGACGGTTTCATAATAATGAAATATTTAACGGTGACTTAGCTGTAGAACAGGGTTTTAACTTAATATTTACTGACAATGAAATGGATCTTGATGGGTGGTTTTTCACTGCATCTGAAGGACCTAAGTTTATAAATAACCATCTTCCAGGGACACTGGCAAATGCTTTTACGTTTACTACAGCGTTCGTTAACTGGAGAGATAATAAAGATATCGATGGGTTAATACAGACCCATGCAGAAAATATTAATGGTGGATCTTTTGATGCACGGGCGGCATTGCAAGCAGTCCCTGTCGCGGGACCTCCGGGCACATATCAAGTTATAACTTGGACACTTAATCAGGTTAGTAGGATCTCAAATGATCTTCTTTATACTAAGGATACTCTGTATACTGGCTCAAACGAGTTTCAAGTCTTTGGATTAGGTGATGGTCATGTCACTATTCGTGTTGAATTTACTACTACCGGACTTACTCCAACAAGTGAAAGAGCAGCTATTTTTATAAACGGGACACTTTTTCACAGACTTTCACAGTCTTTAGGTTCGTCTAATGAGCAATATTACAGTTTTAATGGACAAATTGAAGCTAATGTTGGTGACTTAATAGACATTCGGATCTTAAATAACAGTGCTGCGGCTTTTAATGTTTTGTCTCTTGGCATAGACAATCTAGTCAGTTTTGTGCAAGTCGAGGGTCTATAGAACCATACTCTTTGGTTCCAGTATTAGTGAAATTTTAGGTTATATAGAAGCTTAAGCACTATAAAGTCTAGAATCTCAATTATCTCCAAAAACATTGTTGTCAAGTTTTGTATTACCTGTACCCTTTCGTACCTAGTTTATAGGTATATATTTTGACTAATACGCCTCCATAACTCGTTTATTTACAATGAGTTACGTGGTAGTTAATACATTTCTTGAAAAAAAGATATAAAAACGGTTGACAAAAACAATAATCTTGGTACATTATTTAGAGTGAAAAAGGCTAGAGTTTATCAACGAGAATTTTTGGATTTTACAAAGAATGTGGACAATCCTGGTATCGGGATGGAAACCAGAATGGGAAAAGTACTTTCCGCAGTCTGGACAGTGACCCGCTGGGAGAGTTATCCTGTTCTCGTCATAGCTCCCTTTTCAGCCATGGATGGATGGGAAGAGGACCTGACAGATGAGGGAAAATCTTTTGTCTTATTGGTCGGGAACAGAGCCCGCAGGTCGATGCTTCTAAAAACTCAAAACCCTCAATATTTTATTGCAAATAAAGAGATTTACCGGGTGTGTCCAGATATTAGGGAGCACCCCTGGAAAACTGTAATTTTTGATGAGTCGGACAGTCTGGCCAACAATACTTCTACCACCAAATTTTACCTAACTAATTTTAGAAATGTAGATCACCGAATGGTGTTATCCGGGACACCCGATTACAGAAACGGGATGGATTATATCAATCAACTCTATTTTTTAAGCAAAGATTTACTTCCAGGGAAGAATTATTGGGAATTCAGGGCTAAAAAATGTGAGCTTAAAGACCAGTACACCTGGGGAATTAAGGCAAAGTATAAGCATGAGTTTCAAGGAGTTATCGCTAAGAATTTTTTTATCGCCAAACGTAAGGACTATAATTTAGGTCGTGAAATGGTTTATAAAAAGCACATGCTTCAATTACCACCAACAATTCAAACGGCTTACACAAAGTTAGAACAGGAATATGTTTTAGAGTTTGAAAATATTGAAACCCAGTCCAGTACTTTTGCGATAGATGTTTACACGACAATGAGCCAGTTGTTAGGCGGGTTTATTGGAGAGAAATTAGTCTGGGACGGCAAACTTAAAGCCCTAAAAAATTTATTGCTTAAAGACTTTAGGAATGATCCGGTGGTTATTTACTGTTCACATATAGTGGAAATTGAAGCAGTTTATGAGTATTTAAAAAATAGTTTTACAACATTTATACATCATGGTGGTCTGCCTCAAAAACTTAGACGAGTGATTAGAAGAGCATTTCAAGAAGGCCCTTACCAACTTTTAATAGCTCAGCCGGAATCTATACAGTATGGGGTTAAGTTACACAAGGCAAGAACTATTATAAATTTTACTCCAGCGAGGGGAAAGAAAATTAGAGATCAATGTTGTGATAGGATTCAAACTCTGGATGATAAAGATATCTGTTTAGTAATCGATTTTTTAGTTAAGAATACAATTGAAGAATACCAGCACACTGCAATGAAAATTCACGATATACAAAGGAATATTTTTGAAGCCGTTATTAAGAAAATCAAACAACAAAACCAACTTTCTTACAGTTGATCCCGGCTGGAATACCGGGTTAGCCTACTGGCAAGGTGATAATGAACTGCCTTGGGTAGATATAATAACAGAGCCAGGGAAAAATAAAAAACTTAAACTCGAAGAAGATAGAATAGAGTGGATGTTTTTAAAATTTGAAGCAAAAATAAAAGCCTTACCTCCTGTGTATAATAAATGTTTTATAGAGGGTTCAGAACTGTGGACTAGTTCTCCTGTATCTATGGCGGCGGCTGCACGAGGTGATACTTTTGGACTAGCTTATATTATTGGTGGATATATGTTTACATGTATGAAATATAGATTAGGTGTAGAAATAATAAATCCTAAAAAATGGAAGGCTCAATTAAACAAATTAAAATTAACATATAGGTTGAATACACTATTAGGTATGGAGTATAAGGAACATATCCGTGAGGCTGTAGGTCTAGGTCTCTGGGTGAAAGGGGTATTATGATTTTATTTATATTATTTTGTCAATTAATAATTATCATTTTGGTAGTTATAAGCATATGGTTAAACTCTCAAGGTCATCACATTTTAAGAGATGACGGGGAATCAATTATAGAAATTGTTAGTGAAATGAATAAGTTTGCCGAAAAAGTTTATAAAAGGGAATTATAATATGAAAAATATACATGTATATGAAAATCCAAAATGTCTCTGTATACAAACAGAAACAAAAAGATTCTATATAAATATTGAAAAGGATTCTATATTTATTAAAATACATGCTGAATTGGATTTTATATCAGCACGGGAAGTCGACATGAACGCCTTGAGGATTTCATAGATGTATAGTTTAGATAACTCACTTCTCAAAAAAGGTATAAAATGGAAAGTATGTCTTTCAGAAGATAAGACACGAGTCTATATAGACCTCTCTGGAAAAACCTTTTTAATACAACAACAAAATAATAATATCAAAATAACAAGAGCGGTGAATTCAAGAAACGTTGAAAATTATTTAAGAATTAAAATCGAAGAGAAAGATGTAGTGGAGGTTCAGTGATGAGTAGTGACAAGATTATTTATAAATTAGATGGTAAAACTGTTAAAATTGATCATGAAAGATGGGACGGAAGAGGTGATCATTTGGTTAGAATTGAAGGTAGCAGCAAAGTATATAAGTCAGGATCGAGTGGTCGTGTAACTTTGACTCTTAAAGGCAATTATCAGGTTGATAATCTCGTAGTAGTGCCTAATAAGTTTTGGGAATTAAAAATAGTTCAATATAAAGATGAGGTGCAGTGATGAATGTGGGTGAACTAATAGACCATTTAAAAACTCTTCCAAAAGAGTCACAAATGCACGGAATTAAGGTAAGTGATATATTTGATAATTGTTTGATTAAAGTACCTGAGGTTAAAAAATTTAATGTACAAAAATCTCTAGAATTTTTATTAAAAAACGAGCATGTTAACAAGACTATGCATGATAATGAAATTGGTGATTTTGAATTTTTTATAAATTTATTGGATCTATATGAAAACTGAAATAACACCACATACAATGGGTTGGCCCGAAGACTTCTCACTGGGAAAAGTAGGTATGTCTCAATCTCTCTGGAAGATATGGGAAGGGTGTAACCGTCATTTTCTGTTTGTAATCAATGGATATGAAGGACACCAGAAAAAAGAAAAATATTTATTCGGTAAGATTGCGCACGATGTGTTAGACCAAGCGTATCATCAAACTAAAGTTCCTGATAATAAAATGGTTGAAGATTTTATTGAAAATTATACATCTTCAAACCCTGAAGTATATTTAACAGTTGATAAACAACTAATTGAGTATGAGTTGGCTAAAGCCCAAGCTACTATGACAGTTTATTTTGAATTTTATAAAGACGATTTTGAAAATAAACTGTTTAGAGATATTGAAAGGCCGTTCGATATAGTGTGGAATGGTTTAAGAATGAGGGGTAAAAAAGATGGGGCTTATTTTTCCAGTGGTCGTAAATGGAATTTAGAAACTAAAAATATGGGGCGCGTTAACGAGATTTTAATACAAGAATACTTACCTATGGATTTTCAAAACCAGTATTACATCATGGCAGATCATGAGAAACCTGTAGGTACATTATATAATGTTATCAGAAATACATCTTCAAAACCGTTAAAGGATGAAACACTTCATCAATGGATGGCTAAATTAGAAACTAAGATTCTTAAAGACCCTGAATATTATTTTAAAAGATTTGAACAACCTTATACTAAAAATGATATGGATATATTTGAACAAAATTTAAATATTAAAGTAAATGATTTGAATTCTAAAATTGGAAAATTTGTATTTCCAAATACATCAAATTGTACAAAAGAATATAGATGTGACTTTCTAAATAGTTGCAGAAGTAACAATATGAATGGGTTAAAGAAAAACCCCGGTAAATGTAATGACTATTTATTCCAGGAAACTAAGGAGCGAACAGATGCCAGTAGCAGCACGAAGATCAAAGCAACCCGTCCTAAAATCAAAGCGGTTAGAAGAAAGTAAAGATTACTCTCTTCCTACAGAGAGATCTGAGCCTTCTGGTAATCTTTTTGATTCTATCATAATGATTTATGGAAAGAAAAAAATTGGCAAGACTACATTGACAGATTGTTTTTCAAAAAATATGTTTCACCTCATGGTGGAACCTATGGCGAGACATCTGAGAGTATTTCAAGAGCCTGTGGAGTCGTATAGGGATTTAATGGGGTACTATAATACATTAAAAAGTAATGGTCACACTTTTGATGCCTGGTCACTGGAAACGTTACATTTATTTTATGACAAATCTATGGACTATACCTGTGGTGACATGGGAATAAACCATCCTGGTGGACAAAATGATCGTGGGTTGGCGTGGAGTAGAGTACAAAAAGATTTTCAAGATATATTAATAAAATTATTACAGCTACCTTTAGGTGGGTTTTTTAACTGTCACGAGACTATCGACGAGATTGATACAAGAAATGGTTCGTCATATAAAATTATACGCCCTGAAGGCGGGGCTCAGGTTTGGAGATTTATAAATGCTAATATAGAAAATATTTGGTATTACCATTTAAGAGGTGATAAAAGATATCTGCAAGTACGTGGTGATGATCACGCCTATGCCTGTGTATCATGGACTGATAAATTTATTACTCCCAGTGGAGAATTGATAAGTGCGATCCCTCTAGGGAATAATCCACAACAAGGTTTTGAAAATATACTGAAAGCTTTTAATAATGAGCAAAAGGAGGCTTATAGGGAAATAAAAGTTAGTAACGCTAAAAGAATAAAAAAATAAATAACATTAAAAAAATGAGGTAAACAGAATGACAAGTTCTTTAAAAGATAAATTAAAAAATTTAGACAATGATTTTTCAGATGTACAAGAAAAATTTGGTTCAGATACCGGTAACGGATACCCTATACTTGAGGGTGGTGATTATATAGTTGATAACATCACTGCAAAGCTGATAGAAAATACCGAAGGTACTCTAATGGTAATTAGAGGTATGACGATTCTTGAAGGTGACTTATCTGGAGAAACCGGGTCTGATATTATGAATCTTGGTTCAGAACGTGGCCCTGAGTTTTTATTAAAATGGTTAAATTTTATGGGTTACACTATAACCACATTGTCCGATGATCTAGAAGACACCCTGGAGGCAATCACTAATAATACTTCAGCAACTGCTAAAGTTCACGTAAAACAATCTGATGACCATAAGTACAATAACTTTTATTTTAATTCTTTAGAGGATACAGGTAACGTGGATGATAGTCAAGATATTCCTGTAAAAGAATCAGAATCTAGTGAGTTAGACGATATGAATATGCCGGAACTAAAAGAATATATTAAGGAGCACAAATTAAGTATTCGAATTAAAGCAACCACTAAAAAGCCTGATCTTATAAAAAGAATACAAGCGGCTCAACAAAACGGAACACCTGTTGTGCAACAAAAGGCCACAAGAAAAAAAGCTGACACAAATGGAACTTTTAGGGGTTTAAAAACCTTGTGTGAGGAGTTCCAATTTAAAACTGAGGGTATAGATGACTTGGAAGGTATAAAGACATTCTTAAAATCCTATACCTTTAGTCCAGATGAACTCAGTACTCAAGAAACTGAATTACTTGAATCGGCTGGTCTTGAAAAACTGATAACTGGTTGATGTTTACGTGACTCTATATGTTACTTTCTCACCACCAACACCGGGCAGCGTGGGACAAAGCCCAATACCTCCGCGCTGCCTTTAAATAATGGAAATAAATAAAATGAACACTAACCTTTGGGCTAACTTTATTAAATGTCATTTTACAAAAATCCAATTAGATGTTATTATAGTAAGACGAAAAAATAAAACTCGGTTACAAACGGCATTTATTTTAAATGTTAGTGATGCAAATGTAAAATTCCACACTAGAAATATATTACAAAAATCAGGGATGAAAAGAATGGATGCGTTTTTTAATGTGTATGGTGACTTAGTAGATAAGTTATGAAAGACTATAAGGTTATAGATTACGAAACTACTGGTTTCAAGACTTATAAAGGTGATAAGATTTTTGCTTTTGTATTGACTGACTCAGAAATAAGGTCTGAAGTTTACCGGCTGGATAACCAGGATACCTCACAAAATTTTAAATCTAACAGAATCCTGAAAAATTTTTTTTAGAAATTCCGAAATTATAAAAGTTGCTCACAATGCAAAATTTGAAATGGGCTTTACTGCTATGTACTATGGTGGTACTTTACCAAAGTCTAAATGGGATGACACTATAATTATACATCAAATGTTAAGAAACTTGTGGCCAAATCACAAACTGGAAGTATTAGCTAATAAGTATTTTAAAGAGGAGTATAAAGAAGAATGTGAACGGTGGAAATATTACGATAAAGAAGTTAAAAAACACATGACAATGCAAAAAAGGCTGTTTAATAACTACCCTAACAGAGTAGAAAAAGAGATATTAGAACCTATGTATGATGCTGGGATAAAACCTCTTGTTGAAAATAGAGAAAATTACGGACTTATTCCGGTAAAGATAATGAACGGTTATCAGGTAAGTGATGGTGAAAGAGGGGCTTTATTATACGAACATCTTTTTCCAATGTTGTTAAGAGATAAACCTATGTATCAAGATTATTTAAATGAAATGAAGCTTTTATTTGTGGCTCAGAAAATGGAACAGCGTGGTATGAGGGTTTTAAAAGATAATTGTGAAAATTTAATTTTGGACTTAAAAAGAAAATGTAGTGGGTTAGAAAAACAAAAAATAAAATTATTCGGGTTTGATATAAATTTAGATTCCCCAAAGCAACTTAGAGAGCACTTATTTGGAGGTACTTTTAATTTTAAGCCTGTTATATTAACTGATAAAAATCAGCCTTCAGCTTCAAAGGAAGCTATAGCTGAACTCGTAAAATCTAATGACCACCCGGTATTTACCTTGATTCCTAAATGGAGAGCTTATTCCAGGGGTCTAACAGCCGTTAAATCTTATTTGGAATTAGCAGGTGAGGATTTAATAATTCATCCTAATATGAATACTAATGAGGCTAAAACCAGTAGACAGTCAGTTTCCAATCCAGCACTACAAAATGTACAAAAAGAAAATTCAGCCACTTCAATGTATGGTATACCGGCTAGACGATGTTTTGGACCCCGTGACGGTTATGTTTATTTTTTACCTGACCATTCTGGAATAGAAATGAGATTGATAGTTACTGCCAGTGGTGAGACTTATTTTATAGATAGACTAAATGAAGATCCTGATTATGATTGTCATTCTGATAATGCTCATATAATATTAGGTGGTTTATTTAATCGTATTGACAATAAATCGGAAAAAAAATTAGCTCGGGATTGTGTAAAAAACACTAGTTTTGCTAAAGCTTATGGGTGTTATTTTAAGAAATATGAAAAAATGTTAGCAAAGTATTTATCACATTCTGAAGCCGTAAAAAGCTGGGATAGGTTCGAAAAGGAAAGACCTAATATATTTCACTTTACAGATAATATGATGGAAAAAGTTAAGGTGGATGGTTTTATTACTTCAGCATTTGGGAGAAAATTAGCTGCCGATTGGGAAAATTTATATTTATGTTCTGCTCATAGAATACAGTGTGATGCTTCTGGGATTATGAAAAGAGGTCAAGTAGCTATTGATGACTATATTCGTATTTCTTGGGACGGAAATCATGATTTAATTTCTCCTTTATTATCTGTACATGACGAACTTATAATTGAAACTCATAAATCAATATTGAAAGGAAATAGACAACAACTCTTATTAAATGACTTAAGTGATTGTATGACGAATATACCTGAAATAAACGTACCTTTAAGGACTGAGTGGAAAATGACAGAAACTAACTGGAGTGCTGCAAAACCTATAACGTTCAACACCGCGTGAGGAAGGTTATTTGTCTTTCCACGCTCTCCTTCCTCACAGGAAGACAGGGGTCCCCTATCAGCCTTAAAACTCGGTTCCTGTCTTCCACTTCTGTATTATAACTATGGGAAAATTTCAAGATAGACTAAAGAGACTGGACAAAAAAAGCAAAGGTAAATTGTTTTTAGATTCAATGATGACTTTTGGAAGGTATAAGGATACTCCAATTAGAGAAATTATAGATCTTGATTATAACTATATGATGTGGTTATGTGATGAAAATATAATTTTATTAGAAAATGAAGCGTGGACATATCTTCAAGATAAAGGAGGTGATTTTACTTGACACAATATAAAGCACCGGTCCCGGTTATAATGAAAAGAATAATTAAGGAATGTTCCCTTTCAGAAGATCCGAACCAAAATTGGTATAAACTTAATAGAAGTCAGCTACTCGAATTATTATTGTATGTAGAGGAATTAAAAAAATTATTAAATAATCAACCTGAAAGTACTAATGGGCAACTTAGCGGATCATGAAAATTTAAAAGTATTTAAACAGCATGGATTTATATATAAAAAAGAAAATGGGGATAATGTTCAAGGGTACTCCATCTTCTCTGGAAAAAATAAATTCTTTATAAATGTAATAACAAAAAGATGGAAGTGTCACCATTCCGGCTTAGGCGGAGGTTTCCGGACATTTCTACAGGAAGTCCACAATTTCTCCTTACAGCATATGGACGGTATAAAATTGAGGAGATTACATCTAAATAAAGGGCTGAGTCGGGTTACACTACGCCACCATAAAATAGGTTATAATCCTGAAAATAAAACTTATTTGATTCCAATATGGGATCAAGAGATGGAAAAATTGTGGGACCTCCGAATATATAATCCCAAAAATAATGTAATTATGAGTTCAGCAGGGTGTAAGACTGGATTATACGGCTGGGAGTCTATTAACGAGCACAAAACTGTATGGATCGCAGAGGGTGAGTGGGATCGGATGGCTATGTGGCAGGTTTTAAGTTCCACAGATAAATTACATACTGAAACTGTGGTCTCTGTTCCAGGGGTAAATACTTTTAAAAATGAATGGTCCAGATTATTTTTGGACAAAGATGTACGGGTTGTTTATGATAACGATCATGATAAAATGATAAAAGGGGTTAAAAGAGTAGGAGCATCAAAAGTAGGGTCTTTGAAAGTATTTAACTTATTAAAAAATATAGTTAGTAAATTATCGTTTATACACTGGCCTAAAGAAAAGAAAAATGGTTTTGATGTAAGAGATTTTTTATTAGAAATTGGTGACTCAATAAACACCTATAAGGCTCTAAATAAATTACTTCTTAAAGATCCTCCAGTAGATAAGAAAGCTTTCCTAAAAGAAACAACAGTTTCAGTTATAAATTATGACGGTAAGTATGTACCGTATGAAGATGTATATGATGTTTATAAAAAATGGCTTTATTTACCGAATACTGATTTATTAGATCTGCTATATGGTACTGTAATTGCCAATAGATTAGACGGTGTCCCTGTTTGGATGTTTATAGTTGGTGCTTCGGGATGTGGGAAAAGTGAAATTTTATTGAGTATTTCTGAATCTAAGGGAATAAAAAGCACCAGTTCGTTAACTCCTCACGCACTAGTTTCCGGGGCTAATTATGGAGACAAGACAGATCCTTCTTTTATACCTAAATGGAACGGGCATACGGTCATTATAAAGGACTGGACCGCTATTTTAGATTTACCACAAAATGACAGAGACCAAATATACGCAGTATTTAGAGACATTTATGATGGGAAGTTGGAAAGAGCCTTTGGTAATGGTGTATTTAGAAGATTTTTTTCTAAGTTTGGGATAATAGCTGGTGTAACTGGAGTCATAGAAATACACGCCCAAGGTCAGACAGCACTGGGTGAAAGGTTTTTAAGATTTCCAATTGATCCACCGAAAACTCTATCTGAAACCATGCTTTACTTAACACGAGCCCAGCAAAACTCCACTGCCCAACAAGAGATGAGACTTGAATTGCAGGAAATGGGTAGAAAGGTACTTGCCTTCGATTTTAAGAAGATTCCCAGTTTAGGCTCTAGTAATGAGCAGAAACTCCTTTATCTGGCCCAGTGGACCGCTCAAGTACGTGGAACGGTTTCCAGGGACAAGTACTCAAAGGAAATTTTAGCCAGACCGTTTATCGAACTGGGAACCAGGTTAATTCAGGAATACGTGAAACTACTTTACGGGTGCAGTATGTTTAAAGGGATAGACCCTGGAGAAAAAGAATTTGGTATTTTAAAGAAGGTAGCCCAAGGATCTGTACCTTCAGACCTTTCCAGAATTCTAAAATATTTAATGAATAATGACCCACAAAAGCCCCATACGGATACAGAACTTTCAGAGGCTTGTGGACTACCTTATCAAACCGCCCGGAGGAAGATAGAGGACATAGTTTTTTTAGGGGGTTTAGCCCGTAAAAAGAATAAAATGAAGCCTAATAGGTTTGAGTATCGGGTAACTAAAGACATGATTAAATTGATTGAGTTAAGCGGGGTTTATAGTTGAGTTATCATACATTTCCATTACCCATGGAAACCACTCTTTAGTTATTTCTTTCATAGCCCTGGCAATTTCCTGATGTTCCCATTGTGCATGATTATCATCTCTAAGTTTGAAATACTTAATAAGATTGCTTAAATCTATATTAACCATAATTTCAGTTAGTGCACCTACTGGAAGAACTATTCTAGCCATTTCACGAGCTACACCCCAGCTTATTAACATTTTATAGTGTTCATTACATGCATAATACAATCTCTCTACTCCACTAGAAATATTTTTATGATCTAATTCTTTAGTTTCTGCACTACTTTGTTTATTTTTAGTATCCTGTGCTCTCCATTTCTCTGGAACATAAAAACCAAGGTCAAGTTCAGTATACCTAGCAGATAATTCATTAAGTCTAAATGTCCGATGTCTAACGAATTGTCTCATTACAAATATTGGCATCCTGATATTAAATGTAATATTCACCATTTCGAATGGTGATGTGTGTTTATTCTTAAATAGGTATCGTAGGAGTTTTTTGTCCTTATCCATTCCCTTGGATGGTTGTAAATACGACATTCTGGCAGCACCAACAATATCTAAATCAGTTCCCAAATGGTTTACATATGTTACAAAGCTGTTACCTAGCACTTCTATTTTATGTCCTTGTTTCATTTTCTAACTCCTCAATTTCATTTTTTATATTATAAATAGATTTTTGAATGTCTTCAGTAAATACCCCATCAAAATCCTCACCCCAGACA